AGAATTAAGAAATAATGGAAATACACTTACTAACATATTAAATATAGTTAATAATGAGTTTCAAGTAGAAAAGATTACGATGTACAAGATAAAAAAATGGTTAAAATAATTAAATTATATAATATATATTATATAATTAAAATATTATGGTTAGAAGAAAAGTTAGATTTTTAGATGGAAATACGTTATTTGACTTGTCAAATAATTTAAAAGACCTTAAGGAAAAGAGGATCGAAGAAATAAAAAGTTTAAAAAATGAAAAGTCAGGAAGGACATTATTACATTATGCTACAATTAACTGTAATTTCGATGTTATTCGATACTTAATAGAAGTAGTCAAAGTTGACATTAACGAACTTGATAATAATAATTTAAATGCTTTAATGTTAGCATCTTTACAAAATTGTAATATGGAGATAGTATATTACTTAATTAGAAAAGGTATTAATTTGAAACAAAAAGACAATATACTAAATAGAAATGCGTTAATGATTGCTGTTAATTCTAATAGTATTAATATTGTTGATTATCTATTAGGATTAAAATTATTTGATATAAGTGAAACAGATGCGGATGATGATGATTGTGTAACAATAGCTATTAAACATTCTAATCTTGACGTTCTAGATAAATTATTAAAACATGCAACACAAAATTATATTTTCGAACAAATTATATACTATCTTCATTATAATTATCCAAATAGAAATAAAGCTATAATAACCTTATTGAAACATATCAATGTAAAAAAACTTCCAATGTATAGATATACAATTCTTGAACATGTTGTATACAATCTAAATTATGAGATATTTAGATCACTGATTTCTTTAAATATTATTGATATTAAAAATGATGCTAAAATTAGAGAAATAAATATTATTAAGGAATTGAAAGAAAATACAGAAACTAAAATTTTTAATAAAAAATTCATGGAAAAACAGGGATTCACGTCAGAACAAATGTATAATATTGTTGGAATTTATAATTTATTGTTTCCTTGAAGGAAACTTATGTACTTTTTATTGAATTAGCGAAGTTTAGTGTAGCAGCACTATCAATACATTTATCATTTTCTTGTCTTATCATACAGAACATCATATATTTAGGATTACATAATTTATCAATCCATTTCATTATTGTCATTGTTTTTATAACGTCAGGATTTTCTTCAGGACTTTTAAAAATTTTCTTAGGATCGTATCTTATTTTACCTTTACAAGTTTCTATACAATCTTGTATTTTGGAAACTTTGTATGATTTGTCTATTTTTTTATTTAGAAAATATATTAAATGATTTAATGTTTCGTTGATATAATATCCTTCTTTAAACATAGATTGTAAATAATTTAATAATTTTTCATTAAATGTTTTTAATTTATTGTCTTTTAATTTCTTATATGTTTCTAAATTATTAATAGAATTATCTATATCTTTGAATGTTTCTTCGTTTTTATTTGCTATACCATTTACTAAAGTATCTAAGTTGCTGGTAGGTTTTTTTGTCAAAATTTCAGACATTTTTGGAGGAGAAGTTCCAAATTGTATAAGTGAATTCTTTATTTCTTCAGGTAATTCTCGACCTGCACAATCTACTATTACTAAATGTATATCTTTTATTTTAAAAACAAGACATAATGTACTTCTACTAGATTCATTATTATTAGGTGTTTTTTTAATTCGATGTTTTTCTTTTCTATGTTTTGTAATAAGTTGTAGAAAAGAATTTATATTATCTTTATTTAAGTATTTATTTTTTTCAATTTCTTTAACTTCTTCTTTAATAGTCAGAATTTCTTTTAAATTACCTTTTAAATCAATAATATTCCCAGATATAGAAGTTAATTTATTATATTCTTCACCTATATTGTCAACTTCAAAATCTTTTACATATTGTTCAAATACATACTCTAATTCTATTGTACCATATATATCAATAATATTTTCCAATATACCATTTTTACCTAACATCGTATATGTCTTTCCACTTCCACTAAGACCGTAACCAAATAAACATAGTGATTTACCTACTGCTAATTCTTTTGTAATATCATCTACAATTTCTTTTTTAAATTTATCACTTCCATTTACAACGTCTTTATCAATAATCTTGTGAAATGGTCCACCTGATGCTGACGTTTTTCCATCATCACAAGTCAATACTAATTTTGTTTCGTCTTTAATTTCATATGATACTTGAGGTTTTCCAGCTTCCAAAGGTTTTATTCTTAAGAATACTCTGACTTTCCCCAAAATTTCATTTAATATAACAATATCATCATATATCCCATTAATTTTAGTAACATAATCAACATTCTCAGTATTTTCATTTATATTTTTTACTTGTTCTTGAAATAATGAAAAAGTTGCTTTTATTTTATCAAACTCAACTTTAATTTCACCAGTCAAAGATAATTTATCTATATCTGCAATAATAGTATTAACACTTTCTATTTTTTTCAATATATCTTCGTATAATTTTTTATTAGGATTTTCTGTAGGTATACTTACTGTATCTTTTACTGACTTTTCTTTTAAAACTTTTATTTGACTTTCTAATTCTTTAATTTTATTAACTAAATTTCTAATAGCATTCATTGATACATCAATATACTTATCAATTAATATTCTATTTTGTTCTTTTGCATCTTGTAATTCTTTTGACATTTATTTATATAAATTATTATTTTTTATTAAATAATAATTTAGTATTTACTACTTCTCTTACTTCTCTTGGTTCTCTTGGTTCTCTTACTTCTCTTGGTTCTCTTGGTTCTCTTACTTCTTCTTTTACCATCGGCATTAAGTTTTCCTATTGCTTCTAGTGCTTTTGAAATTTTATCATTTTGTGATTTAAAAAAATTTAAATCACTATCACATTGAGTTAATTTTGCTGCGATTTCGTTATTTGATGCTGTTAATTCTTTTATTTTATCCTCATGTTCTTTTATCTTATTTATATTATCTACATTACCAGATTGTAATTGACTATTTAATTTAACTATTTCTGCTCTCAATTCAGTTATTTTATTTAGAATACTAATAAAATCAGTATCTACTAAATTTTTAAAATTAGTTTTTAAAGTTTCCATATTAACTGCCATTTGTTTTTATTATAACAAAGAATTTTATTTTTTTATATAAATTAAAAATTTTATTTCAAAATTGTTATGTTTGTAATATTCTTCTACTTTGTTTTCTTTAATCAAGTTTACATAATTAGTATAATCAAGTTCATTCCAATTAGAATAAGTTATAAAATTATTAGAATCATATATATAATATTTGTCTTCGCATTTTAATCCTGCTATTGCATGTTTTTTATTTACATCAATATTAGATGCTTCTAATGTGTATGTAATACCACTCACCGTAATTTCAGTACTAGGTTTAGGTTTACCATCGAATATTGCATAATCAATTAACAAAATTGAAGGACTTATTGTATTATCTACTTCTTTATCATATAATACATCTTTCCATGTTAATGTTTTACTACTATTAAGTTCTTTAAGACGATTTTCGATTGAATCATATCTGGATTGTTCTCCTGTAGTTAAATTATTAAATATATAAGGAATTCTATTTATTTTTTGTATTACTACATAATCTATATTTTTTGTTAATATTGTATCAAATACTTTACGAATCCCAAAAAAAGAATCACCTCCATCTCCGTAAGAAGGGATATTACAATTTATATTTTCCTTAGGTGTAATTTCTTTCTCATATTCACATTTGATTTTTGAAGCTAGATTAATAACAACATTTTCATCTTCAAATTTTGCTTTTTGTTTATTGACTAGTAAAATGTTTATAAATCCGAAAAGATAAGTTTTTAGATCTGGATTACTCTTTTGCAAACTTTTAAAACTATTCTTTCCTTGTGCTTCAAATTTTGATACAAGAATTTTAACTATAAATGGACATAGAATTAATATATTGATTATCACATTACACCAACAAGTTCCTGAAGATTGTAATAAACGCCCATAAGCACATAATGGTGTGTCAAAATAATATTTAAACCACCATGTATCATCTATTTTTTCTGCATTATTGTTTGGTGTATTCATGATTCTGTAATCAAATTGTTTATTAGAAAAATCTGAAATATTTTCTTCTTTTATTTTAATATTATCTGTATCTATAGGAACACATTCATTGAATTTAGCTATAACATAACCATTAGACCAATTATTAACACATTTTTCTACCTCAGTTGTAATTGTTGAAGAAATTTTTCTATTAATATTAGAGTTAAAAGTAAACTCTCGACAAGTTTTTATATTTTCACATGTAGGAAAAATATTAATTATTTTTTTAAATTTATTAGGAAAAGAGTATATTATTGCTTTTATACTTTTTGTTCTATTCACTATTGTGATATTTAATAATTTAAAATCATCTTTTGTTATTCTACTCAATTGTTCATTTATATTTCGAGTGATTTTAGATTCATATCCAGAATCTATATATATGTATACATTATCACAATCTTTTCTATTAATAATACTTTCCATATTCACATTTGTGTTTTTATCAATAAATTGGTAAATGTAATTAGATGAATTATTATAATTACTATTTCTTTTATTTCCTATATGATATATATATACAATTTTTGAAGGTTTTATTCCACAATTTTTTTGTTGACTATTAGGTTCAATTGGAACACTTTGAGATTCAGGTTTAGGAACATTTACAGGTTCAGGAACACTTTGAGATTCAGGTTTAGGAACATTTACATTTTCAGTTTCAAGAACATTTACAGGTTTAGAAATACTTTGATATTCACTTGTTATAGGATAATTTTGAGATTCATCTGACAATAATAACCTTTCTATCTGTTTTATATATTTTAAAGGTGTTTCCAATTGTTCCATAAGTTTTATCAATTCAAGATATTTTTCTTTATAATCTATATTAGTTTCTTTTATATTTTCGTCTTCAGAATCATCACCTGCGAACCATGGATTAACAATATAATTATTCATATTTATATTACTAAATATTTTTTTAATTTAACTTTGTAAATTAAAAAAAAATTAATGCAACTCACTTTTATTAATCACTGGATATGATGGTTCAGTTGCTAGTCCACAAATATTATTTCCTCTTCCTAGCAAAATATATCCCTTATCTCCCCAAGAACTTCCCCATGAATTCTTAACTTTCCAATACTTCTTACCGTTCAAAGTTCCCCATCCTACAACAAGAACACCATGATCCAAACTTGTTCCACATGAATCAGAATCCATTACACCTGAACTATATGACTGAAAAATCGATGTATCTGCCTCAATCGCAATAGATACTGGACTCGTGTAAACAGCTTGTTGTAATGCTGTTTCATCAAATGGTTGTACATTTACATATGAACTTACTTTAGTAACTGATTTACATTTCTTACACAAACCAGTAGCTGCCTTATATGAGTAATCCTTTTCTAAACAAATACCCTTGTTTTTAATAAAGTCGAAGCCATAATTCATTAAGCCTCCGTTACACCCTTGATTTCCAAAAGACCCAGAACAATCAACAATTTCTTGTTCACTTAATGAAACAAGTTTTCCTGTTGCAACAAAATAAGCACCTTCTACTGCACCAGTTGTTGAGAATGCATAACATGAACCACAACTTTGTTGGTCTTTTACATCGGTTACTGCACCTTTCTCAACCCAATCAAATGTTTCAGGTAAATCTTCATAAGGTCTTAGATTGAGATTATAAAATTTATTTCTTTGATTATTATTAAAACAGATAGAACCAGATTTACTTTTAAATTCATCTTCAGTCAAGTCAGTAAATTGATTTACATCCATCTTCCATGAATGTTCTTGACTATTATGTTCTTGAATTTTTCTCAAATTCTCCTTGTAAATATATAACCTTGTAGAAACCTCATCATCTGAGTATTGTTTGTTGTATTTATTAATATATTCAGTAAATCTAAGTGAAGATACGGTGTTTAATAGAATAATTGATAGTAGTTTAAACATTTTTTTATATATAATTTTATTTGTTTAAATAATGTAATTTATAAAAAAGTTTTCAAACATAAAATGAATAAAAAAATAAATATTAATAATGAAGAATTTTATGTAAACAATGATGAATTTAATACAATTATAGTAAGTGATGAATTTAATAATCTGAATATTCTAGAAAACTTAGGTCATCAAGAGAGAATAATATCTTTATTAAAGGAACTAAGTACAATCACAAACTTTAATTTAAAAATGATACAAACAACACATGGTGGATATATACCTATCAAAGTGTCAAGTCATTTTAAAAAAATAAATATATCACATACTAATGATTTACATATGTATAATATAATTCAGAATTGTGAGAAGTATAAGATAGAAAACATAAACTTATTTGATGCTGATTTTCACAATGATGAATATATACTATATAATACATCAGATGTAAAAATGACAAAATTACCTGCAATTATAATATGTAATAACACATCTTCTAATATAAATGAAGAATATAAGATGTATAAAATTTCTAATACGAATTTGTTTATTTATATAAATTATAAATTCTTGGAAATCTTTATAAAAAAGTTTCATTATTTCATAAACACACAAGATGATATTTTAAATTATGACAACTTAATTCATTTGACGATGATTGTAAAGAATGCAGGTGATTCTTTTGAAAATGTACTTCTTGAAAATTTACCAATAATAGATAGATGGACTATATTAGACACAGGGAGCACAGATAATACAATAAATATAATAAACAAAGTTCTTGTAGGAAAAAAGAAAGGTAAATTGTACACAGAACCTTTTAAAAATTTCAAAGACACAAGAAATAAATGTTTAGACCTAGCAGGAAAGGATTCAAAGTTTCTAATCATGTTAGATGATACATATATAATAAAAGAAGATTTACGTACCTTCTTAAATATTGTAAGAGGAGACCAAATATCCAATTCATTTAGTTTGTATATAAAAAGTAATGACACAGAATACGCATCGAATAGAATAATTAAATCTGACTCGAAATTGAGATATATATATAAGATGCATGAAGTAATAACTCCTGTCAATAACTTAAATATAATAATTCCGATAAATAGATCTTATATATATGATTTTAGGAGTGATTATATGGAAAAGAGAACTATGGATAGGAAAAATTATGACTTGGAAATATTATTTGAAATGTTAAGAGATGATCCAACTGACTCAAGAACATTATACTATATCGGTCAAACTTATAATCTTCTTGAAAAATACGAACTATCTTTAGAATATTATTTAAAAAGGATAAATCATCCAACGGAAGGATTTATTCAAGAGAAAGTAGATGCTTGTTTTGAAGCAGCTAGAATATCTAATTTTCAATTAAAGAGACCATGGAAAGATTGTGAGGAATTATACACAAGATGTTATAATCTAGATAAAACAAGACCTGAAAGTTTATATTTTATAGGAATACATTACTACATGGAAAGAAAATTTGACATTGCTTATGATTATTTACAAAAAGCGTTTAATATAGGATATCCTATCCATTGTCAATACGGTTTAAAGCCATCATTATCTTACTTCTATATACCTAAATTTCTAGTAGAATTATCTTATATTTATGAAAACATAAAATTAGGTTTAGAATGCTGTGATTTATTTTTAGAGAAAAATAAAGGTAATGATGAATACTATTATACAATGCAAAGTTGGAGTAAAATATTTCAAAAATTGGACAAAAAATCACCTACCGTAGTAAAAAAAGATGCAGATGATAAGCCATATATATGTTTCGTTGGAGAACAAGAAAATTATATAATAGAATATATTAAAAGACAAGGACAATTTAATGTGATTGTATTTGACAATGATATATCTCAGTATATAGAATTTATATATAATAATAATGTACATACATGTATAATAACTAATTATACTGAATATTTACCTGTAACATATAAATCTAATGTTGAAAACGTCTATCTTGTATTACATGACTTAGTACACCAAGGAGAAGTAATTATAAGAGATCCAAAGTTAAAAAATATATTATGTATATCTGAATGTCAATTAAATAATTTTAATGAAATGTTTAAAGATTTAAAAGACCTAACTGTGCTTTTTGATTATGGTATAGATTTTACTCAAAAGAATGTCCAAAAAATACCATTCAAATTTATATATTCTTCAGAATCAAACAATGGATTATCAGAATTGCTTGATATGTGGAGTTCAATTATTAAGAGAATACCAAGTGCTACATTATATATACATTCTAATGATGTCGTCGCAGAAGAAAATAATCTAAAGGGTGTATTTTACGAAGATAAAAGTAAACTTGTTAATAATTGGTTAAGTTCAGACATTTGGTTGTATCCATGTACATCTATAGAAACATCTTATAAATCGTTAATGATATCTGCAAAAACAAAAACTTTAGCAATCACAAGTAATTACGGTGTACTGAAAGAGAGTAATGGTATAGTTGTAGATGGAAATCCAAATACTAATGAATGGAAAGAACGAGCGCTTGAAAAATTATTTAATATTATAGAAAACATAGATGAAAAGAATAGATTAATTAATGAAAGGACATCCAAAATACAATCACAAGATTTATTAAAAATTATTTTAAAATCTCAATACAATTGTAATTTAATTGAAAATGCAAAAAGATATTTGAAGTTTAAGAAAACATCACGTGTTCTAGAAATAGGTAGTAATAATATAGTATCTAAATTTTCAGATGAATATGATATTGTAAACAAGAACGAAATATTTGATTTTTTTATGAGTAAACAAAATTTATCATATCAATTTATCTTTGTAGATAGTGTGTGTGAACCACATGAATTTTTGATATATTGGAATGTATTATCAGGGAATGGAAATATGATAATTAAGAAACTCAATTCAAACTTTATAAAGAAATATGTTAAAATACTTGATGCAGATGATGAACATTTCTTTTTAGAAAAAAATGAATAATATATTTATATTTTATTTAACATTTCAAATGATTAAAGAATTAAATTTGTATTTAATAATATTTGAAATGTTCATGTTAATGATATTTGTGTTTAACTTATATATTTTCACATTTAAAAAATATAATATATACATGTTATTATTTTATTGCTTAATGCAACTTATAATAATATTTTTAAATTCATCAATGAGATATGAAGATATTAATAACTGGTTACATACAATAAACATTATTCTTATATATTTATCTACATATAATGTATGTATGTTATATAGGAAAAATAGAGAAAGTTTGCAAGAGCCATTGTTTAGTTTATGATTAAATTCTTGCTTTCTAAAAAGTTTTTGATTATACAACATAAATCTTCTTTCTTAAATTTTTCTAACACTTTAACGTCCAACTCGTCATTATCGTCAATTGGTGTTATACAATCTTTAATTTCACTCATATTTTTAATCTTAAAATTATCAAGTATAATTTTAATTAATTCACTCTTATCATAGGATTTACAATCTTGTCCTTTAAATAAAAGCCTTGTATCAATCTTCTTATCTGTAATTTCTTTTTCAACTTCATTTTTAATCAAAACAAAAATATTTTTACCTGTTTTATTATCGAACTTACCATATCTAGCATGAAATCCATATCTATTACGTGTTATTTTTTTAAGTTCTTTATTTTTCACATCTGTATACGTATTGATTTGTTTATTATTGCAAGAATTCCATTCATAATTTTCATCAAGACATTTTATACTGTTATAATTTTTAAGTTTATCATCGTATAACAACCATATATACCATGTAGTATCTATTTTCTTATAGAAATATTTAAAATAATCAAGAATGAAATCTCTTACTTTAGTTTTTTTATCTTTTATAAGAGCTATAATGCTATATTCTAATAATAATTCTTTTGTTTCCATATTAAATTTATTAATAAATTTTTCTAAGTTATTAGAAAATTTATTAATTATTGTAGGTATTAAATCAATCTCTAAATTATTTACAACAGTTTTGAATGAGTTTTGAACCTTAATATTTGGATTAATCAAGTAATAATTAGACAAATAATTGTCATTATTTAAGTATATATTATCGCTTAAAAAATATATATTGTTTTTTTCATTTAAATAACAAGGTATATTATATTTATTATAGATAATAACTTTATTATCTATTAACTGATGTAGAAATATAATTATATATTCTATATCTTCATTCTTATTTTCATTAAATATATCTTGTGCATCAATATAAAATTTTTTCTTAAATAAATCCAATATACTATTTAATATTAGTTTGTTAGAAATTGAATTGATATAAAAGATTTTATCAGTAGAGTAATCTATGTCTCTAGGTAAAACATTATCACATTCATAATCACATTCTCTGTATTCACAATCTCTTTGATTATCATAACCTTCAACAAAATTTCTATCATAATTTAAAGCACAATCAATTGCAGATTCCTTAATAACTCTTTCAACTAATTTCATATTCATATCTTTGATTTCTGATGTTTTATACATTTGTATATCAATTGACATTTCATATCTATTATCTGGTATAGCAGCATATTGGAATATTTGCAATTCGATATTCTCATTATTATCTTTCAATAAATGCTCATGAGAACCATATCTATACCCTCTTGCTATAGCCTGGTCTGTTTCGGTATAATTCCAATGTGGTGTTAGTATATATTCAACCTGTATATTTTTAAAACTAAATCCTTCTGATATAGCCTTTGAACCGATTATTATAGATATGTATTCACCATATTTATTATCCTCACTATTGAATCGTTCTATAAGTTTTTGAAATTGTGTTCTATTTGTAGATAATAATATTATATACCTAAGTTTCTTTGTCTTCTCATTACCTGTTGCTTTTTCAAAACCAAAAAGTTCTAATAGTAATGAGAATAGTATAGTACCACCACCATTAACTATATTACTATAAAAAAACATTGATTTCTTGTTTACGTTCTTTAAAATGTCGTGTATAGTTTCCATATATTTGCATGAATACTTACCTATATTTTCTAACATCTTATTATAGTCTTTATTTTTAATTACTTTCGATAGATCATTATGCAATGAGTAATTATTATTAATGTGTTTAATATATTTTTTGAATCCGTCTTTACCATATGAACCATCAGGAAAGACGAATAAAGAAGTTTCTCTAGAATTTATATATATAGGATTAATTTCATCTTTTTTTGACTCATTATTAAATACATTTAAATATACATCTCTTTGAAACTTACTCATTTGTACATCATAAACAATAAATTTACTAAGACCTCCAACACTTTTTCCTATAAATTTCTTGTATACATTTTCTTGTCTCATTGCTTTTAAAAATGATATTCTACCTTTGAATTTAGATTTCAATTCACTAACATTATTTTCATTTAATTTGTATAAATTTATATTTTTTAAAAGATATTTATTTTTTGTCATTGATACAGTTTCAAAGTATTTCTTAATAAAATCTTCTTTGTTCATCATTTGATCATTTGGTAAAATTAAATTCATATCATCTACGATTTCGTCTATTTTATCTTTTATAGGAGTTCCTGATAGTAGTATTATTTTTCTATTTTGGATTAAATGTAAGAATAAATTTAAAATTTTATATGTTGTTCTATCTTTCTTCTTCTTAACTTTCAAATTTCTTAAATTTTGGATTTCATCCATTACAATTATGTAATTTGAATAATCTTCTATCACATCACTTTTAATCTCTATTTTATTTTGAATTTTAATTTTACGAGCAAATGTCTGGTAAGTATGAAATTTGTAAAAATCATCTATTAAAGAAGTATCAATTTTATTATTTTTGTATTTTATATCTGTTATATATTTCCCTTGTGTACACTCGAGAATTAATTCTCTTTTATAGTTATTTAATAACATAGGACTTCTTGTAAGTACTAAACACCCTTTGAAATTATTATTTTCTTTTCGTATTTGTTCTATGGCAGCTATAGAACTACATGTTTTTCCTGTACCCATCTCATGATATAGAAGCATTTCATCGTATAATGTATTAGAAGATAAAAATCTCGAAATTAGAATTTGATGTTTAAGGAATTCTCTTTTTTTAGTCTTATCAACATATTCATTTTTATCAAGTTTATTTTCATAGAATTCTTTTTTACTATATATTAAAGTATTAAAATCATCATCATTTATATCTGGATAAATAGGAAGAAAATTAAGTATATCGTCCATTTTATTTATTTATTTATATAAAATAAATTTATATTTTATATAAATAAATATTATGAAAGAAGTAGAAAAAAGGAATAGAATGAAGAATAAATTAAATAAATTATTCCCTTCTTCAAAAAAGAAGATAATACCATCTTCGAGAAAGAAATTAATAACATCATCATCTCCGAGAATACCTTTTTCGAGAATACCTTTTTCGAGAATACCATCTTTGAGAATACCATCTTCGAGAAAGAAATTAATAACATCATCTCCGAGAATACCATTTTTTAAAAAATCTTCACGAAACATATACCAAGATGATGACGATGATGACGATGATGATGATCTATATAACACACAAATGTTAAGAGAACAAGTAAAACCTGTAAGAAACATAGAACAAGTAGAACAAGTAAAACATGTAAGAAACATAGAACAAGTAAAACATGTAAGAAACATAGAACAAGTAAAACAAGTAAAACCTGTAGAACAAGTAAAACAAGTAAAACCTGTAGAACAAGTAAAACAAGTAAAACCTGTAGAACAAGTAAAACAAGTAAAACAAGTAAAACAAGTAAAACCTGTAGAACCTAATGAATTAGAATTAGAATATAATAAATTGTTTAGTGATTTGGAAAAATACTTTATATCGATAAATATTAAACCTCCTCAACTTGGATTAAGAAAAGAAAAACCTTTAATTGAAGATCTAATAAATTTAAAAAATTTTGAAATAAAAGTTTTAGAAGATTTAATTAAGTCTTTGGAACAAAAAAACATTATTGATAAAAAAAGTTTAGATAAATTACGAAAAAGTCAAAATTTTGAACAGTTGTTAAAAAATTATCATGAAATTTATAAAGAGAAGTATGATGAAGAAAGGAAAAAAATAATAAATAAGACGTCAGCTAGTTTCGTTTCAAATATTTTAGGTATAGCTATTGGTAATATTGTAATCAAAAGTAATAAGGAAGAATTAAAAAACAAATTAGAAAAATTAGATTTAAACAATATTAATTTTGACGAGATGATTGAAATAAATAATATAAGTAATAAATTAAATAAAGATAGTATTAAAAATAAGATTGTAAAATTAAGAGAAAATATTGAATTAATAATAATACAAAAATCAACTGATGAAGCTTTTGGATTACTATCAAAGTTTATAGATATAATCAACGGTAATAAACAAAAGAAGATTTTAAAAAATTTGATAGATGAAACGATTAAGATAAAAGAAGAAACTATTAATTTAATTAACCAAGAAACAAAAACAGATGGTAAAAGAAGTATCAAGAAACGCAGTATCAAGAAACGCAGTATCAAGAAACGAAGTATCAAGAAACGCAGTATCAAGAAACGCAGTATCAAGAAACACAGTATCAAGAAACACAGTATCAAGAAACGCAGTATCAAGAAACACAGTATCAAGAAACACAGTATCAAGAAACGCAGTATCAAGAAACGCAGTATCAAGAAATATGTAAAATAAAATAAATAAAATAAAAATAAATATAAAGATAAATATGATATACAATTTAATATTAATATTAATAGCTTGTTTTTTGTTATTAATAACTCAATATATTTTAATAAATTATAATGAATATTACGTTTGTTTATGTTACTTACATTCTAAATTAAAACTGGATTTTGGAAGTTTTGAACAAGAATACCCAGAACAAATAATGGTTGTCAAATTTTTGAAGGGTCATGAAAAAGTTTTAGAAATTGGTGCAAATATTGGAAGGAATACATTAATTATTGCTTCGATATTAGATAATCAACAAAATCTTGTAACAATGGAAAGTTGTCCAAATATATTTAAACAATTACAACATAATAAAATTTTAAATAATATGAATTTCTTTACTGAAAATTCAGCATTATCTAAAAAAAAATTAATACAAAAAGATTGGGATACTATACAATCTGATGTTCTTTTAGATGGTTATCAAAACGTTAATACTATTACATATGATCAGTTACGAAAAAAATATAATATTCGTTTTGATACATTAGTTCTAGATTGTGAAGGAGCTTTTTATTATATTTTACAAGATATGCCAGAAATTATAGAAGATATAAAGTTAATTATAATGGAAAATGATTATAAATATAAAAACTATATAGATGATATTTTAACAAAATCAGGATTTAAAGTTGTGTATTCAAAATCAGGTGGTTGGGGACCGTGTACTAACAATTTTTTTGAGGTATGGAAGAAATAATTGTTATTTATTACATATTCCAATATGATTAATTAATTCAATTCTACTCTTGAAAACTTTATTACAATAATCACAAGTTTGTAAAGGTTCTATTTTTTTAATAACTTTTATACAACTTTTTATCTGTAAATGTGTGTGTAAATTACGGTGAGAAGAAAAATTACGTTCACATATATTGCAAACGTGATTCATTATTTTATTTTTAAAAGAAAAAATAAAATTGAATTTTAAAATTATTATTTAAAAAGAAAAACAGATTAATAAAACATAATGAACACTCAACTAAATTCAGCCGATGGCCTTAATATTTCAAATATTAGATTCTCAGAACCTATTGAAGCAAGTATTCCTCCTTCTATTACTTATAAGAGAGTAGGATTAACTTATATTAATGATGATGGTTCTGAAGGAGAATTAATTGTATCTACAGATGAATTATATTCATATGGTGTTGGTGAGAACACTAATATTGAAACTGGTAAAGTGAATGGATATGTATTACCTTTGGTTTTACATAATAAATCTGGTCCTACACAATATCAAAAAACATTTGTAGATGTATTTAATAAAATTGTTGAAAAATGCAAAGATTATTTAATGGATAATAAGGAGGAACTAGGACAATATGAGCTTGAGAGAAATGACTTGAAGAAGTTGAATCCCTTGTATTATAAGAAAGATAAGGGTAAGATTGTCGAAGGTTCATCACCAACTTTATATGCAAAGTTGATTGTAAAGAAAGACAAGAAGGATGGAAACAAGATTATCACTGTATTCTTTGATAGAGATAGTGGAGATACTATGGATGCACTTGAATTGCTAGGAAAGCATTGTTATGCTAGAGCAGCAGTAAAGTTTGAGTCAATTTTTATTGGTAATAAGATTTCATTACAAATTAAGTTGTATGAGTGTGAAGTTAAGCAAGTTAATACTGGTATGAGAAGACTATTGTCAAGACCACAATCTGATTCAAAAGTATCAACTATTTCAAATAGTAAGAATGTTCCATTACCTCTTGATGATGATGATGACGCAGGTAGTTTAGTAGATGATATTGTAGATGATGAACCACCAGTTGAAAATACTATCAAGGAAATTCCTAAGAAAGTAGTAAAGAAAGTCGTAAAGAAAATTGTAAAGTAAGAGAGTCAGATAAATTTATTATTATTTATAACATTAGTTTGTTATAAATAAAATGATATTAGTTATAGGTGGTGCAGGATTTGTAGGTTCTAATTTAATAAAAACTCTTGTTTCAGTTAAAATTAATATAATATCGTTAGATAATTATTCTTCTGGTTATGAAAAAAATCATATAATTGATGATAATGTTAAATATATAAAAGGTAATAGTTGGGATATTTTAAATATAGAAGAATTAAAAAGTTTTAAACCTGACGTTATATACCATTTTGGTGAGTACAGTCGTATATCTCAATCTTTTGAAGAACCAAGTAAAGTTTTTAAATCAAATACTTATGGAACACAACAAGTTCTTGAATATGCCGTACAAAAAAAGTCAAAACTGATTTATAGTGGTTCTTCGGCGATTTTTGGGAATTATAATTTAAGTCCGTATGCTTTTACAAAGGCAAAAAATATTGAGTTAATTAAGAATTATAAAGAATGGTATGGTTTAGACTATTGTATTGTTTATTTTTATAATGTATATGGACAAGGTCAAATTACAAAAGGTAATTATGCTACTGTTATTGGGATATTTGAAGAACAATATAAAAACAAAGAACCATTAACAGTCGTAAAACCAGGGACACAAACACGGTATTTTACACATATTGATGATATAATCAGAGGATTATTATTAATATCTGAAAAAGGAGAAGGTGATGGTTATATGTTAGGTACACGAAAAGATATATCTATTTTTGATTTAGTGAAAATGTTTGATACAGAATATGTAATGATAGAAAGTAAAAAAGGAGAAAGATATACTTCTATCATGGAGTCTAATAAGATGTATGAAGAACTCAGTTGGGAACCAATTATAGAAATAGAAGATTATATAAAAAATATTGTCAAAAAATAAAATTGATTTATTTTTTAATTATTTTATAAATTTTAAAATGAACAAAAATACTACATATATTTATATTAGAAATCATCCATCTTATGATATACATGATGTGTGTAAAATGGGTAGAACAAACAATATCACAAGTAGAGACTCGTTATATGCAACTGGTGAAATTAATAGAGGATATTTTGAAATAATATTTGAAATTTATGAAAAAATTGAAATTATTGATAAATTATTAAAAAATGAATTTCATGAATTAAACGTTAAATATGATGCTGGTACTGAATTTTATCATAAAAAAATTATTAATCTTATTGAACCTTATATAATTACACTTGGAATTAAATATAAAAAGTTAAATACAGAAGAAATTGATAATATTAAAAGAAATAGAATAAGAAAATTATTTAAAAAAATAAATATTCAATCATTAATTAAAGTACTAAAATCTGATCATGTTCGTTCATCTATAACAAATAAAAAAAATGTTAAAGAAAATTATTATAATTTACCCGATAATATAATTTGTAAATTCTGTAATACAAAATTTTCATCAGATAGTAATTTAATCAAACACCAAAATAAAGCTAAATATTGTATAAAAATACAGAATGATTTAAAAAATGATAATAATTATTTGCAAAAAGAAATAGATAATTTAAAAAAGATTACATTAGAACAAGATAAAAAAATCTTACAATTAGAAACTGAATTAAGAATCTACAAAAATATGGTTAACGATGAATGGTCAAAAAGATATTGAATTTGAATTATTTATAATAAATTATAAATAATTATACTTGCATTTAACTTAATTTACTCACCACATATAATTTTCATTGTTATTGTTTACAATATTATCAACAACACTATCACCAAAGTCATTTTTTAGTTCATTTATTAAATTCTCAAAAGCACCTTCTTTATTTTTCCAAAAGTCTCTGTCGTAATTGATAATATGCTCCGCGATAATATACTGTTTATTGAGTGTATTCAATTCATAGAAATGCACAAACTCACAGTTAATAATAGACCTTTCATATATATCTGCAAGTTTATCAATCTCTTCAGAAGACAAATTTCTAATCTCGTACATTTTTTTTATAGTTTGTGATTGCTTCCAATACTCATAAGGAATGTAATCGATACAAGACATAATCATAGTATCCATGTTGTTAATAACAATATCAATTTCATGGTTTCTAAGAGCTTCTAGAATTTCGTCAACGTCTAAAGTATTCATTATAAAGATGTAATTTTTATTTACAATTTAAAAATAAAAATCAATTTTTTATAGGTATGTAATGGTTCCCTTGCCATTCTAATTCAATATAACCATTATAACAATTACTAATTGGAATAAAATCTATTTGTTTACTATGATCACTATTGATGTAAACAATTATTTTTATATTCCATATATTACAACATGCACGAATCTCAGGTGCACCTCCAAATGTTACTGTATTTCTCATTTTCCTAATGTATTCAGGATCCTCAATTAAAAGTATATCTTTCGTTTCAATACCTTCCATAATAGGATTATTTTGCTCAAGATAATCACAAATTTTCTGCCTGACAGTAAAACCATCAAGTTTTAAGAACAAAGCCATAGAATCAAATAAACAAGACATATATATATAATTGTATAATATTTAATATTGTTTTTAAACTTATACTTTTTTTTCAAGAATCGAATAAATCGTTCAGTTCCATGTTTTCTTTTTTCAATCTTTCATTTTCTTCAACAAGTTGTGCATTTATCTTTTTCAAGTTTTCAATCTCTTTTTTTAAAACATCGTCTGTCTGTTCATCATCATATCTACCACCCAATTCCTTTCTCTTATCTATGTAAACTGCTTGTTTAAGTGTTTCTTTCCATTCCATAATTTCTTCTTTCTTCTTATTGCTAAAAACCCAACCTGGTCCTACAGATAAATTAGCATTGTATCTACCACCCAATTCCTTTAACTTATCTTTGTAAACTTTAGTATCACCGTAAACAACGAAACTTTTAATAGTATAATCTTCAATTATGATAGACATTGTGTTTTTATTGTAGAATTTTAAATTTTAAATTCGTTTTTTAAAAAATTGAATAAAAATTTTAAGTTCTTATAAAATTTCAGGTTATGAAAAGTTATTCAGTTCGACAGAATCCTTACTCCAAAACTTCACAGAAAGACATGAGAAGTTTTATTATTTCTCAAAATTTAGTAACTTGTCCTTTTGGTCATTTAAATGATTATAAAGATAATGTTATAAGTTTAGAATACAATGAAGAACACAATGAATGGAAATCATTGTCTCAGGATCGTAAATTTATTGAGGACATGAATATTGGAGATCTTATTATAATACCATTCAAAGGTATTAAGGAATGTATTTTAGCTAGAATAATCTCTGAACCTATTTATGATATATATACTGGTTTATTTACAAATGAAATAGACGGGAAAATATATTTTTCCAATATAAGTGGTGAACATTTTAAACCTGTCGTAAGAAAAATCAAAATTATTAATTCAAATATTATATTTGAAGATAAAAGAAAATATATACCAATGAACACATTATCTAAAATATCTTTACCTGACTTTATTTTACAACAAGTATAAAAAGAAATACATATATATACACATATATACATATATATATGTAAATAAATTATTATTATAATAATTTATTTTTTATGAAAAATTTTTAATGTTCGATAGCATACATGTGTTTATTTTCTTCTAATAAGTCAATTATATCACTATATATTTTGTTTTCTTTTACTGCTGATTCTACTAACTTTGTTATCATGTTAGAATATTTCTTTTTTTGTTCGTGAAATGCTAAACTATCTTCATATGTTTGTTCTGATGAAGATTCAATAACATGGTTAGTTAAGTTGCACTTATGTAACTCAACTAATATCATAGTCAAAATGTAATAATTTTTATTCTCTTTGGATTCAATTTCTTTTAATATAACATCAAAAATATGATGATGATAAATTTGATCATAAAAATCTAATCTATCAATTATATTATCACCATATTCATTTATAATCATATCATCAATTTTTTCAATACTTGCCATAATTTTCAAATTAGATATTATTGCTATTAAATCATCATCAGGAATTCTATTATTTTTATAATTTTGGTAATAATTAACGATTTGCTGCATTTTATCATTCATTTTATATATTATTATATAATCTTAAATAGTAATTTAAACATTATTTGTTAGAAAAAAAAATGATAACACTTATAGTTTACAATGGTTTGTGTAATAGATTAGGACCATTAATTTCATCACTTCGTTTGGCTAGAAAAAGTAATAAGAAAGTAAATATGGTGTGGAGTTACACACCTGTACGTAGTTGTATAACATATTATGGTGATTTATGTAAATTTTCTGAATTATACGAACCTGTTGACGATCTCGTTATTGATAATGATATTCCAAATGATAATTTTGTCTATGAGTTTAAATATTGGGATAATAAAGATCATATTATAAATGAAAATGTAAAAGATAATATTTATGTAAACTATGCTTTGTATACTTTAGTATCTGTCGATGATCCTAAAGACAGTATGTTCGTGAATTTAAAAAAATCAATTTCTGAACCAAAGAGAATAGAATTTGATGAGATTGGTAATGAACTTTCAGATATTATGAAAAGTCTTAAACCACGTGCAGAATTACAAGAAGAGATAAATAAGTTTAGTAGCAAATTTTATAAAAATATGATTGGAATACATATTAGAAAATCAGATGGTGGTTTTACAAAACTTGATTGGGATAATATTATTAAAAATATACTTCTACAATGCAAAGAATGGTGTGTGAAAGACAAAGACAATGGTATATTTTTAGCAACAGATGATTCAAGTGTTTATGTAGATTTCGCTATTAAATTAGGTAACAAGTTAATATTTTATGACCCACCAAAAGTATTATGTGATACAAGTTCTAGTTCTTATGGTAAATTTAATAATGATAAATATAATGTCATGTGTGCAGTAGTTGAGTTAAATTTATTAGGTAGTTGTAATAAATTTATAATTGGTACATGTGATAGTACTTTCAGTGTATGTGCAATGTTGTTAAGTAATAAAGATACACAAAAATATTTAATGAACAGTGTTGATTCAATTCCTGAATTTATTTAAGAAATTAAAATAAAATATATATGAATAACCAATTAGGAATTGAAATGAATGACTTTGATGAAGAAAAACAAAGGAAAATTGAAGAAGAACAAATGCGATTAGAAGAAGAACGACAACAACAATTAGAAGAAGAACAACGTCAACAACAATTGGAAGAAGAACAACGTCAACGACATTTAGAAGCAATACAACGACAATTAGAAGAAGAAATGCAACAAGAAGAAGATTATATGATTGGTGGTAGACGTATTTTTAGAGAAAATTATGATAATCCAACAGAACAATTAGTAATAGAAATATGCTCATGTGTATGTTATAGTTTATTGTTCATTTCTATCTTAACGTTAATTATTTATATCAGATAATAACATGAGAAATTTAGCGTATCTTATTATATCAACTTTATCAACATTTTTACCAGTGTTAATTTTATATGTTTTTATATTGTTATTTAACAATTTCAAATCTATTTTATTATTTTTAAATACTGTTGAAGATATAACTAATGCTTCTGGATTTATAGATTGTGCTTTAATAGGATCGATAGATTGAATAATTTCTTCAATATATTCTTCGTTTATATTTAAATTTTTATTTTCGTTTATTATATTGTTAATATCCTCTTTAATTTTTTCAATAGGTACTATAATCACACCACCAGTCTTGGTTCTTTTGATAGTTCTTTTATGTGCATATATATCTGATTGCATTTTTATTTATTAAAGAAAAGATATTTAAATAATTATAATTATAATATAAAATGACAACTGATTATAATATAATTACATTCAAAGCAATTTGTACTTTTGTGAACGATTTAAGTGAAATTTTTTCAAATGAGAATCATTCACTTAAATTATACGACAGACTAATCAAGAAAACAACCTTATCACATGATAAGGCAATCTCTAAACATATTTCTGCATTTAAAACATTTTGTAGAGCAAATAGAGAAGCAATCTTAAATAAAGATTTAAGTAAGATTAAAAATAACTTAATTCAATATTCCTCAAGAGTTTATATAGATATGGCGAGTATTTTTAGAATTGCAGATAAGGATACGATAGATATTATATGGAATCATTTTTTAACTATTTCAGCATTTGTAGACCCTGCTTCTAAAGCAAAGGAAATTCTAAAGAAGAATTCTACAAATTCTAAAGAAAGTGATTTTCTGTCAAATATTATTAATCAAGTAGAAGATAAAATTGACCCGAATTCTACTAATCCTTTACAAGCTGTGTCATCCATTTTAAATTCAGGAATCCTTAATGATTTAGTTTCAAATATGAATACTGGTGTTAAGAACGGAGAATTAAATATTCCAAATCTAATCGGAACAGTTGAGAAAATGTGTTCAAGTTTTATGCCTCCAAATCCAGATGGTTCAAAACAAGGTGGTTTAGATATAATGGGGCTTTTGAATACTTTGGGAACTGCAGGTGGTGCTGGAGGAGGAGCAGGTGGTGGTATTGATATTGCAAGCTTAATGTCTCAATTAAATATCAAACAACCTACTATTCCTGAAAAAGAAGAAATTACGATAAGTGAAGTAAAACCAGATTTAGACGTTGAATAAAAATCCCCAATATTTTTCTAAAATAATTATGTATTTTAAAAAATTGATTTAAGAAATTAACTTTAATTATAAAATTATATAATGTCTCTAACAACCGAAAATACTAACTCAGAATTCACCCGCGAAAATATTGAGAAACTCGAGAAGAATATTAAAATTGTCGATACTGACACAGATGCAGGAATTGACTTGTTTTGTTATGTTCACTGTGAATCAACTGATTCCGATATTCTCAAGCAATCAAGAGGTGTTGTTTTTCACGGAGATAAGTTAGTTATGAAAGGTTTCCCTTTCACATATGAATATACTATTGATAATAACCTAAAAAATATACAAGATGATATTTTACCTATTTTCGATCAATGTTCTTTCTATGATTCATACGAAGGTTCCTTGATTCGAATGTTTTATTTTAATAACAAATGGTATTTGTCTACAAATAAAAAGCTTGATGCATTTCGTAGCAAGTGGGCATCAAAAGAATCATTTGGTTCTTTTTTCAAGATTGCTTTAGAATCTGAAATTGAGAACAATGAAAGATTGAGAAATGCTATGAAAGATACTCAAGATGTTATTAGCAGTTTTCAAGAACTTTTAGATAAAGATAAGCAATACATGTTTCTCTTACTAAATAATAGTGAAAATCGCATTGTATCTAAACAACCTGAGAGACCTACTCTATTTCATGTAGGTACTTTTGTTGATTTTAACTTGGTCATGACTGAGGATATTTACATTCCTTATCCAAAAAAGCACAGTTTTAATAATATCGACGAGCTATTTAATCATGTAGATAATGTAGACTATAAATATCTACAAGGTGTGATTGTATTTACACCTAACAATTCACAATACAAAATCTTTAATAAAGATTATCACGAATTATACAATGTTCGTGGTAATGAACCAAGTATTAAGTTTAGATACTTACAAGTGAGAATGGTAAAGAAGGATAGCGACATTTTACATTATCTATATCCTGAATTTTCTAAACACTTTGATGATTATGAAAATTACATTTACGAAATCGCGAATGATATTAAAAATGCGTATGTAGATAGATTCATTAAAAAGAACTATATCACTGTTCCTAGTGAAGAGTATCAAGTTATTAAAGAATGTCATTCATGGCATTTAGAAGATAGAATTGCAAACAAAATTAATTACGACAAAGTTCTTGATATTCTCAACAAACAACCTGCTACAAATTTAAATCGTATGATTAAGAAAAAGATTGGTGAGAAGTTGGGATTTAAAAATGATAAACCTAAACAAAGAGAACATTTTTCATTGTTCCAAAAAAAGACAGTAATTGTCGCGTAAAAAAAGATGAACATAGTGTAGTGTAATTTTAGTTGTATATTATTATATAAATTATTGTAATTTATATAATAGTTAGTCTTCTCAAAAGAAAAAATAAAACTCCTCCCCATAGTGAATCAGCTATTGCTACATTCGCATCCCAATTTTTCAAAGTTGCATAGTTTGTTGAATCGTATATAGCATATGTTAGGAATCCTAGCATAAATGCTTCGCAATCATTCTTAGTTTTCGGTAAGAATGTATAAATATAAAAATATAATACAAGGTAAGCAATAATTGTTTTTGGTAATGAAGTTGATATTTCCGAACCTTGAACATTTTTAATCATCTCACTAAATGGTTGATATAGAAAAAAAGTAATCCATATCGTATCTAATAAAAGAAGATAAAATAATAATTTCACTGCGTATCCCATTTTTATTATATAGAAATATATTAATTTAATAATGCTTTTTATCATCATTTACACAAAAGTTCCATATACCGTCTTTTTTACATACAGAGAAATGAAATTCTTTATAATCATCTGTATCTTTTATATTATAAAGATATTTTCTGTATTCAGACACAAGTATAGAATTTACATAATCATCAAAAGTACAATCTCTATTTTCTTTAATTTTTTTCATATTTTTCTCTAAAAATAATAGATTTAATATTGGTTTAGAAAGTCTACAAATTTCATTGAAATAGTCTTTGTAATTAGTATAATTATCAAATTTTTTTCCGTGTTTTTCCCATTCATGTTCTATAAATTCAGGATTAAATTTTTCACGTTCTACAGAAATACATGGGAATGTTTTATTATCCGAATTTTTATATAAAAATAAACTATCATATTTTTCCGTTGTATCGGGCGATCTGACATTTATTATAGGTTTCTTATAAGTTTTTATAACACCTTTATTATTTGTGTAAGTATCATCTAATTTTTCCCATAATCCATGTGCTCCTATCATTTCAATAAAATTACTACCGTGTTTAATAAAACAAGTTATAGCTAAAGTTCCACATAAATCTGTACTACAATCAGAATATATAATTTTGTAACTTTTTTCAAGTTTAATTTCATTTAAAATACTATTTATATTTTCTTGTTCTATGCTTATTTTTTCTTCATCTTTTACTTCTATTTTCTTTTCTTCTTCCGTACTTGTTTTCTTGTTTTTATTAGGTTTTTTTTTTCTTTTCTTTTTCTTAACATCATCATCATTTACTTCTTCTCCTATATATTCTATTATTTCTTCTGGTTTAAATATTTCTAATTCAAGTAAATCAGAAAGAACATTATGATTTTTTTTATCAATTAAGTTTTTAATTTTTTCATTATTTGTTAATTTTATCGCTGTTTTACCTTTATTATTTTTAATATTGACATCAGCACCTTTAAAAATTAAAATTTTTATAATTTCTTCGTTATTTTTTTCAGATGCATACATTAATGCTGTATAACCATCTTTATTTTGAATATTTAGATTTATTACACTAGATGTAAGCAATGTTTTTAAAAAATCTTTATGACCTTTTCTAGATGCTATAATTAAAGCTGTATCACCATCTATATTTTGATTATTTATTATACTATTAAAAGAATCAATTGATAAATAGTCAAATAAATAAAGATTTGAATGAGTAGCTGATATCGTTAATGTTGTATCATTTTTATTATTTTTTATTTCAAAATCAGCATTCCATAATAATAATTCCTCAATAATTTCATTATTATTTAATTTAAATGCATAAATTAATGCAGTATCACCATTACAATCAGATTCATTAATTTTACTTGTATCTTTTGTAGTAAAAAAACGTATTATATTTATATTTTTTTTCATAACTGCGTGCATTAATGGTGTTCTTCCTAAATCATCTTTATAATTAACATCTGCACCTTCATTAATTAAAAATTTTACATATTCTCTATTATTTATAGATACTGCAGTTAATAATAGTTCTGAAGTAATATATTTTTTTTCTTCAGATGTTAATTTTTCAAACACAGATTTGCACATAATTATACCCTTGTCATAATCATTTTTACTTATCACTTTATTTAAAAATTCTAAATATTTATTTCCCACATTATGATTTTTTTTACTAAGTAATTCTATAATTTTTTTATTATTTGTTAATTCTATCGGTGTTTTACCTTTATTATTTTTAATATTGACATCATATCCTTTTTCTACAAAAAATTTAATCATTTCTAGATTTTTAATACGAACAGCTAGATGTAATAGTGTATCACCATTTATATCTTTTTTTAAGTATTCATATATATCAATAGTTGCTTTTATTTCTACTTCTTCTACTTTTTCACCTTCTTCTATTCTTTTTATTAATTTTAGTATTTCTTGTTCTGCAATATCAATTGGATTTTGTTTTATAATATTTACTATATCAGTAGCATGTCCTTTTTCTACAAAAAATTTAACCATTTCTAGATTTTTTGTACGAACAGCTAGATGTAATAGTGTATCACCACTCATATCTTTAAAATTAATTGAAACACCTTTTGTTTGTACTAAATATTTAACAATTCCTAATTTGTTCATAAAAACAGCAAAATGAACGGGTGTTGTTTTTAATTTAGTCATTTTATTAATATCAGCACCATTTTCTACTAAATATTTAAAAATATCTTCATTTCTTAAAATAGCAAAATGAAGGGGTGTACTATTATAATTATCATCTATATTAATATTAGCTCCATTTGTTACTAAAATTTTAACTAATTCCATATTACCATTATTACAAGCAAAGTGGAGTGCAGTAGAACCGTTTTCATCTTGAATATCAATATTTGAACCTTTACTTAGTAAAAAATTAACTATATCTATTTTGTCGTGAATTACTGCTATCATAAGTAGTGTCCTTTTTTTATTAAAAAGCAAATTATTAATATCATCTATTTTTCTAATTATTTCTAAATCGTTATTTTTTATAGCTGATAATATTTCTTCAGAATTATCCATTTATTATTATCAAAATAAAAAATATTTTGATAATAGTTTTTACATTTTATAATAATTTAGACATATGCCTTGCAAATTTAGACGATTCGGAATCTAACTGTTTTATATCAGTATGTCCATCAAGTATTTTATCATTTTCTTCTTCTAATTCTTCAGCACATAAATATTCTGTTGTGTCATATTCAGATAATATTTCATTATTCTTATCTATAATTTTTTGATATTTTTCTATTTTATCTTCGTAATCTATAATTAAACCTGATTTAACGTTTGCAGATTTATAATTATCAATGATACTCCTAAAATTATTTATATATGATGTATAATTTTTATTTTCACTTTTGATTAAATCGATATTATATATTTTTTCTTTTAATTTAGAATGTTCTTCAACTATTTCATCTGCTTTTTTTAATGCTAAAGGTTTAATTATCGTTGCTAGATTTTTGAGTTCTTGATCTTTGAATTTATTATTGTTTTTATCCATTGTTGTAAACATCAACCTCGATTTATCTGTACAAGTAATCATTTTATTACCATTATCATATAGACATGGAGCTAAGATATTCGCTATACCTTTTTGTCCATTTATAATATCTTCTTTCGTGATAAATTCTAATTTGCTTGAAAAATTTTCTGTGATTTTGTCAATGTCAAAAACTGCTAAATTATTAATAATACTATTATTTGTGTTTGTTATTTTTGTCTGCTTTGCAATGTCATATATAGTTTCATGATGTTTTTCATAAATTTCAATTTTTGCTTCAAGACCAGCTATAATTAAATTTAACTTATTAATTTCTTCTTTTAGTTCTTTAATAGGTTTGTTAATATCTTTTTCTTTACAAATTAATTTATGACACATTAAATTTCTTTTTGTTTTTAATTTATTATTACAAAATTCACATATAAATTCTTTTATAATTTTTTCTTCCTCTTCATATTTATTTTGTATTCTAAGACAATATCTTGTAGTTTTTTTATGGTAATTTAATATTGAAATATTTTTAAATTCTCTATTACAAAATTCACATTTATTCATTATTAGTCTTTTTTTCTAATTAATCATGTTTTTAAGTTTGATTTTATAGATTTTGTGTTTTTGAAACATTTTTGCGCAAAATATCAAAATCCTGCGCAAAAATGAAAAAAAATCAATTTTTTAAACTATAATTACAGTTTGATTTTGTCGTTTTCACACTCTATAAAATCAGCGTGAATATTAGTTTGAAATTTTTTTTACACATTTTTTGTGTGTGTTGATACTTTTTTTTGAATATAGAATTTATAAATTAAGAATTTGAAACAAAAGTTTTAGAATTTATAAATTAGAAAAAAGTTTTAAAATTTTTAAAAAATATTTTAGAATTTATAAAAATATTTTTTAAAAAAAGTTTTAAAGTTTTAGAAATAAATTGATTTATATTTTCAACTTTTACATAAAAAATAACTTTACATTCAATGGACAACTTATGGTTGAAACCTGTCGAAAAACTTCGTATTGTAGATATGAAAAAAATGTTAAAAGAACTTGGTAGTTTTAATTGTCTCAAAGATAAACAAGCTTATATAAAAAAGATAAATCACTATAAAAACAATATCAATTTCCCTTGGCGTTCTGACCAACAAAAAGTCATTGACGAGTTTTTGTTGTTTAATAAAAAAAATTACATTATACACTCTTTATTTGGCGGTGGTAAAACAACTTTGCTTTTAGGATTATTAATTAAAGGTATTTTAAATAAGTTATTCGTACCTGACGAAGTATTATTTCTATCTTATAACATCTCTATCAAAAATGAAATCAAAAGAAAGTTAAAAGAATATGGTATTTCTAGTAAAGTCGCTGTAAGAACTTTTGATTCTCTTGTGTACGAGATTGCTAAAGTAGGTGGTTATAAATATATCGATTTACCTAATTTTGAAGGCAAAAGGAAATTTGTTCACGAACTGGTTTTTAATTCCGAATTCTTAGATAAACCTTCCTTTCAACCAAAAGTTATTATTATCGATGAATGTCAAGATTTAGAAATTCATTCTTTAGTTATTTTGAATCATTTTTATCCAAATTCAAAGTTTGTTTTTGCTGGCGATATATTCCAATCTATTCAAAAAGAAACTAGAGAAAGTATTTTATGGTATTTTATGATGCTCCCCGAACAACCTGATACTTATAAAATTTATATGTCTGATACTCCTCGTGTTCCTATTAATACTTTAAACACAATTAAAACTGCTTTATCAATTCATTATCCAGAATTCAAAGACAAAATCAAATCATGGACTTCAAGTAATACTATTTCTAACGCTGACATAGAATGGAGACGTTTAAATTCATACACTCATATCTTTGACGAACTAAAAACTTTTCTCAGTACTCATAGCCCAAAAGAAACGATGATACTTACATTCTCATCTGCTATAACTGTAAATGGTAATATGGGTGACATTGCACGATTAAGACGTTTTTTTTCGGAAAATGGTATTGATGTAAACACAAATCATAAAAAAATGGATCCGGATAAATATTTCCTAACTACTTCTAATTCTTCGAAAGGACTTGAGCGTGATTATGTAATTGTTTTTCTTACTTTTCCTTTAGAAAATGCATTCGTTCATTTAAGTGATGATATTGTCGTTAATCTTATTACTGTCGCACTTACTCGTGCTAAGAAGAAAGTTATTATGTTCGTTCCGTCTTTTGAAGATAAATATAGTCGTGCTTTATCGTTGTTTGAAAATTGCCCGAAACCTAATAAAACCAAAATTAACGATGTCAAAAGTCTAAAAGAATTTACTTTTGAAGATTATATAAACATAGAACATGATGTTACACAATTAATTCGTGCATCTGTTATTAAATATGATACTAGAATTAAAATCCGCGAAAATATAAAAAAATTCCATTCTTCTAAAATATTCGATGATAATATCGGTTATAAAACAGAACCAATCGCGACTGAAGAAGATAGAGCATTTGTAGGTATTTTAATAGAAAATCTTATAACTTCTACTTGGATTAATAAATGGCCTTTCGAAAAAAATATAGACAGTGTTGAAAAGAACCCAATGTATATACATATTATTAAGAAAATTACTAATGCAATCAAAAAATATAAAAATTTCTCATCTTCGAACATATTCAACGACAGAAATCAATTCGATGGTATTATGTTATATTCCCAATTACATGTCGCACTTTCGAATAAAATATTTGTTAAATTAAGTGATAGTCTAGTCGCAAATTTGAAAAATTATTGGGTTAAATTGAAACCAAAAGCCATTGAAATGAAACCGTTTGGTGAGAAATTGAAAATACAAGTCCCTTTACAGATGCCTTTGCTAAAAGGTATTGCAGACGCAATTACTCTAGATTCTGACGAAAAAACAACTTCAATTTACGAAATAAAAGCATCTTCGTCTTATGACTGGGAAGATAATGCTAATATTCAAATAGTATGCTATGCTTTAATGACAGGTAAATCTTGGTCTCGTATTCATATTTTGAATCCGTTTAGAAATGAAAAGATTTCGTATTATTTTGATGCAAAGAATATTTTAACTTTAAGAATGCAAATTACTCAAGATATATTATTGTATAATATTAATAGTATGATGGCTAAATTATATCCTTCGACAAGTGATAATGTAAGACTAGACGTCAGTGAAACACTTTTTGTTAATGTAAAGAAAAATAACATTGGTGATATTACACAAGTTTCAATTATTAATATGCTCTCTCCGATAAAATGTGAATATGTTTATAATAAATATGTTTCATCAAACGATAAGAAAACAAAAAAAATGAACAAATCTGAAAAATTTTCATGTGAGTCAGATATATCTTCTGATGAATTAATAAATGAAGTTAATGATATTTTATCTTCAAATTTGAATAAAAATAAAACATTGTGGAGTTTTGAATCCTATGAAGAATTTAAATTCAAAACAAAGTCTATTAAAGATGAATATAACATAGACGATTTTTCTGAATTGATAAGAAAAATAAAATATGAAAATGTCATGGTTGATTTGAATGATTCTTTCGTCCAAAATATATTTTGTATTTCTTACATGTTTCTAAACAACCGCTTTGTTTAAGGACTGTATGTATTTTATTTTGTTATTTTAAACTGTATATAGTTTAAAATAATTATATTTAAAATGGAACTAAATTTCCAGTAGTATCTATACAAGCGAATCCGGCATTATTTGTTCCTTTATGAAAACATAATCTACCATTTGTATCTTCTTTAATTGACCAATTTGTCCTTGTTCCTATTTTAAGTTCACCTCCTGTTAATGTACCTGTTCCTACATTTAATGAACTTCCAGTAATTGTTCCAGCACCTGTTAAATTTAATGATGTTCCTGATATTTGGCCTGTGGTTGTTAATGTTGATCCTGAAATTGCACCTGCTGTAATTGTACCAGCACCTACATTTAAAAATCCTCCAGTCATTCCTCCTGCTCCAGTTAGAGAAATTCCTTTAGCGTATAACCATCCATTTGTTGAAATAATATCTTGCTGCGCAGTTAAACTTGAACCTGAACCTGTTAAATTTAATGATGTTCCTGTCATTGCACCTGCAGTAATTGTACCTGTAGCTCCAACATTTAACGATGTTCCTGTCATTGATGTTCCTGTAATTGCGCCTGCTGTAATTGTACCTGTAGCTCCTAAATTTAATGATGTTCCTGTCATTGATGTTACTGTAATTGCACCTGCTGCAATTGTACCTGTAGCTCCTAAGTTTAATGATGTTCCTGTCATTGATGTTCCTGTAATTGCACCTCCTGAGATTGTACCTGTAGGTCCTACATTTAATGATGTTCCTGTCATTGCTCCTACTGATATTGATCCTCCTTTAAGTACTCCAGTTGCTGCTAAATCTACGTATGATCCTGGTGCAGTTCCTAACTTTATTCTTGCAGCTGTTATGTCCGCTGTATTTACTGATCCTGATGAAATAGGACCCCATCCCACGGTTAAAGAAGTTCCAGTCATTGCTTTAGCCTTCAATCCATCTGATAATTCTAAAGATGTTCCTGACATTGGTGCATTTAAAGTAATATTTCCATTATATATTTTAATATTCGCTCCTCCAGATGTCAATCCATCTTTTAACACCAAACCAGCACCTGTGCTTGCAGTAATATACGCTGCACCTGTACCTGTGTTTACAATATCACCATTTATATCAAGTTTTGATGTCTTTACTAGTGATGTATCTATAGTACCTGTTGGACCAATCAAATTAGTTACAGTAGTGCGTAAAGTAGAGACATCAGTCGCTGTACTTGCTAAGTTTACACCATTTATCATATTATTGCTTATACTCACACTATCACCAAATGTAACTGGTTTATTAAAAACTCCTGTTGCATTAAAAGTTGATGTATCATTATATATAACTGGTTTATTAAAAGTTCCTGTTCCATTAAAAGTACTTGGACCAGATGCACTAAATTGATTTTTAACAGTTAAGTTCCCGTTTGATAAATCAAGTGCAGTGGTTTGTGCTGTTGTATTTGATATAATATTACCCATTTTTTATTATAACAAAGAAATTTTTATAATAAAAAAAATAAATTTTATTTTTTTTCAAATAATACTTATATATATATATATTATTTTTTTTTATATTTTTTCCATAAAAGTGTCGCATGAGAATGCAGTTGTTTTTCAGTCAATTTAGGCGAATTTATTCGTAAATTTGCTATTGTTGACTCAATAAACTTTTTTTTAGTTATAATTTCAGAAACCAAATTATTTTTAATAATACTATGTTCTAATTGTTGTTCTTGCATTTTTCGTGCAGTTTGTTGATTCTTTATTTCAAGTTCTTTTTCATTATAAAATTGCAAGTTTTTTTGATCTATTTCATTAGGTGCCTTTCCTTGATTTCGTGATGAATAATTAATCGCATTTATACATCCAAATTTACCATCTTCGTATTGTCCGACATAATAAGCAACTATTCCCATAAGATGGAACCTTTTATAATCATAATCATTTCTGTTGACAAATAAAATAGCATCATTAGGATAAGGAAGATTACACGCAAGTTTTATAAAAGTATACGCCATAACCCACATTTTTATTTGAATATAATGGATCGCGATGTATAATAAAGGTTCAACACGGTGAGAAAATTCAAAAGCTTTTATATAATATGTCATTGATTCATACCAATTATGTCCTAATTTTTGTGTAAGTTCTCCAGACCTTAATAAAGCATGAAATTTCTCTTCTTGAAAACCATCTAAAGTTGCTCTTATTTTATAATAATAAAGGGACTCCTCATTTTCCTCTAAACAAGATAATGTTTGCGCTAGATAAAATACAGTTCTTGGTTCTGTTGGATCTTTTTTATATTCTGCAAGTAAAAGCTCCTTGTCGCGATGAAATCGTTTACCTGATTTATCATCGTCTTGTGTCCTATCTTGATATAAAACGACATTATCAGGTAATTTAACAATTGGATGTTTTTCGTGATTTGCGTTGAACGTTTTAATATATTCGTGAACTGCACCAACATACCTCCATTCATGATGTGCTTTTATAAATCTCACATTGTAATATTTATCATGTGAACCAGACCACCACTCTTGGACAATCAAAAAACCAGATGATTCGTTCTTTGTATATTCTTTAGCATATCTTCGTAAGAAATCACCATTTCTTAATTCATCATTTGTATCTAATAACAACACATAATCAATATCTTCAAAAGAATCAGCAAATTCAAGAGATTCATTTCTTGAGACTGAGAAATTAACGAATGATCCTTCTTTTAATCGAAGAGGTATATTATTTTTCTCACAAAATTCTTTACATATCTCAATTGTATTATCAGTAGAACCAGTATCGAATATCACCAACGAATCTGCAAAATCTTTAATACTTTCTAATGAAACATGCAGGCGTTTTTTTTCATTTTTAACCATCATTAAAACAGCTATATGAAGTTCGTCATCATGTCTTTTCATTTTTATTTAGTATTTTATTTATTTTTAAGTTAAAACTTTTTTAATACATAAAGAATGTATTAAAAATACAAATATTATACTTCACTCGGAGTCGTTTTTAGTTTAATATATTTATCCGAAAAGAAAATAAATGAATCTATCCATTTCCATATGATATTTTTATTTTCTTTATCTAAATCTGGTGAACGCCATATTTTTTTAAAATATGCTAATTTTGTCTTGTCAACATTTTCAAATATACTATTATTCTCTAAAAAATAGACTTCATTCCTTTCCTTTAGCATTTTTTTTATAATTTGATCATTTTTATTTATATTATGTGTAAAAATTTCCATGACATCTTTAATATCTGTCTGGTCTTTTAAATATATTCTAGCGATGATTAAATCAGGTTCTCGTGGAAACTGATCTATTAATTCATCTATAAATGCTATTAAATTATTTTTAAATTCATGTAATACTTGTTGTATATCACTCATTTATAATATTTAATAAATATCTTTAAATTATATAATTTCTCCAAAACAACTAAAATTTTTTTTAGAGTATTTAATACCTGTAATAACAATAGAAATTAAATCACCTTCTTTTATAGTGTTCGTTTTATTAAAAAAGTTTTTTTTAGCAGGGTCAAAGTTATATTTCTTTAAGGAATTGATAGGAACTAACACTTTAATTTTGTCTTTTATATTTATAAATAATCCACCACTAAAAACCATACATACATTACCTGAAAGTTTCTTTCCAATATCAGGTTTTAATGTAATCACCTCGAATTCAACAATAAAAACAATTTCGCTGTTCACATTTGAGATATAATTATCCTTGATTTTTATAATCTTAATAACATCTAATATATATCCATTCTCTTTAGTACATTCATTTTTCGAGGACTCTTTTATTTTTTCAAAAATAGCATGTTTAATGTTTTTATTCAAATACTGTGGATCTACGCAAATACGTCTTTCAATAATAGTGTTGCTCATTTTTATAAACAATTTTATAAAATCAATTTATAAAATTATTTTTATTCTAATGATTAGAAAAATGAATAAAGCCATCCAAAAGTTAAGTATAGAAGAATTGAAGAAATATTATTATAACCAGAAATTAAATGTACTTCATGATATTAAGACTTATTGCGATGAACAATATTATAATTCAGACAACAAAAACGGGATTAGTGATATTAAATATGATCTCTTAATTGATATAATTTCTGAAAAAGAAAGTAAAGATTACGTAATACCTGTTGGTGTCAAAGTTTCCGATGTCAATAATCAAACTAAATTACCTTATTATCTTGGTTCCATGAATAAATATAAATCTGAAAAAGATGTAAATAAGTGGATAGAGAAATATAAATCAAACAACTATGTAATTCAAGATAAATTAGATGGTGTATCTGCTCTATTAGTAGATAATAGTGTGTTATACACTAGAGGTGATGGTAATGTTGGTTCAGACATATCGTATTTACTCCCGTATATTAACAATATCCCCAAGAAATATAATTCTTCTTTGGTTATTAGAGGAGAATTAATATTTAATAAATCTGTATTCGAAACAAAATATAAAACTTCTTATGCAAACGCAAGGAATTTAATATCTGGTGTTGTGAACTCAAAAATTATAAAGGAAGAAATAAGAGATGTTGATTTTATAGCATATGAGATTATATATCCAATCGAAATAAAAACAGAAGAACAACTAAGTATATTGAAAAAATACAAATACAAAACTGTATTTCATAATATATATGATTATATTGATATTAATATTCTATCAGAGTATTTGATAAAACGAAAGCATGAATCAGAATATGAAATTGACGGTATTATCGTTCATACAAATTCTAAATATAATAGAAATACATCATCTAATCCAGAATATGCTTTCGCTTACAAAATTACTTTTGATGATAATCTCATAGATGCAGAAGTTATTGATGTAGAATGGAATACAACTAAGTGGAATGTTTTAAAACCACGGATTAAAATTAATCCTGTAAATTTATGTGGTGTAACGATTCAATATACAACTGGATTTAATGCTAAATATATTCAAGAAAATAATATAGGAAAAGGAACTATAATAAAAATAACACGTTCGGGTGATATAATTCCATATATTATTGAAATTGTTAAACCAACAATTGCTGACTTACCAAAAACTGGGTATATATGGAATGATAGTAAAGTTGATATAATTTCTTCAGAGGATGAAGATATTACTTCTAAAATTAAAACAATTTCATCTTTTTTTTCAGAATTAAAAATAAAACACGTGAGTGATGCAACTATACTGAAATTATTTAATAATGGTTATGATACTCTTGAAAAAATATTACTTGCTACTAAAGAAGATTTCATGAAAATAGAAACTTTCCAAGAAAAATTAGCAGAACGAACATATAACAATATACATAATGGATTAAAAGATAAATCTATAGATGTTTTACTTGGCGCTTCATCTGTTTTTGGTTATGGTATGGGAAAAAGAAAAATTGCTAAATTATTAGAAGATGTACCTAATTTATTTGAATTAAACATTGACGAGATGAGAACGGAGATTATGAAAGTTGAAGGATTTTCTAGTAAATCAGTTGAGAAGATTATAAATAATATACCCAATGCTATTAATTTTATTAAATGTATTAATCCATATATAACACCTCCACCTGAACATGAACGAAGAAGAACAACATTAAATGGTGTTACTATATTATTTAGTGGTTTCAGAGATGCTAAATTAGAAGAAGATATTGTAAGTCAAGGAGGAAAAGTAACAACATCTATTTCTAAAAATACAAATTATTTAATTGTTAAAAGCAAAACAGATACATCAAGTAAAATAACTAAAGCATTACAATTAAATATACCTATACTTACCAAGGAGGAATTTTTATTTAGTATGTCATAACCAAAGTTGAAGTTGGGTTAATAAGTTCACCGTTTAAACCATGAGTAAAATAATAGGTTACATTTACATCAAATAACCACAGATTAGGCATATATCTGTCGATTGATAGAATTGATAATGTTTCATCGAATTTACACTTGAGTTCGCTAAATTCAATTTTTGTAAATTGATTTGTTATATTACCATTTTCAAGTTCGTAAAAACCAAAATCATTTGTTAGTCTATTACAGTAAAATCCTTCAGTAGAAGTATTCGGATTTTCTCCACAATTATCATCACATTCAATACCAAGAAACATCCAATCGACTGGTTCAGATACTTTATAATCAAAGGTTGTTTCAAATTTACATATTTTATGTTCAACAGATGAATTATCTAAAAAGTTTAAAATTTGTGGATCTTCACAAGTATTACATGTTAATTCTTTTGTTCCAAATACTGATGTTGATATTAAAGATAATAATAACGACAAAACTTTCATTTTTTATATTAATAAATATAAAAAAAAAATAATTTTAATTTTTTATAAGATTTCCAAAACTATCTAAAACCATAAGATTGTCATTTTTATCTATATTAAAACCAAAAGTATATCTAGGTATTTCTTCTTTTGAAACTAGCTTCTTTTGATTTTTTCCTATTTTTTCATAAATAGTTCTATATCTATAGTATCCTTTCGTAGTAGTCTCAATTATATTCAATATACCTCCTCTTAATTTTTCAAACATTATCTCATCTTTTGAGGACGACTTTTTTTCTCCGTAAAATTTCTTACCTTTCCATATATATCCTTTATTTGAAGGCATATCTTTTAAATTATCAAGCATGTAATTAGGTGGTGTTATATTACACCATCTATCAAATTGTTTGTCAAGATTATTATCAGAGTAATCATTCGTGTTTTTATAATAGACATGTAGATTCTCTTTACCTTTCTTTTTATGGTCTTCTTGATCCTGGATTTTTTTATGTTTAATTTCTTCCTTTTTATGAATATCTAACTTCACTTTTTTTATATTGTCCATCATTTCAATGTCAATATTACCTGATTGAATAGAACTCAATCTATTTTTCAATGTTTGAATATCATCCTCAATATTCGCGTTATTTTTGAGAATTTTTTCAATTTGTGTAGTATTAAATTTACTTTGTTCTAGACTTTTCAATCTATCAATAGTTTCAATATTACGTTTAATTAATATTTCTTTACTTTTAATATCATTCGTAACTTTATTTTTTTCAGATATTCTTAAATTTTGCATTTTCTTACTTATTCTATATATTTATGTATTTAAATAAAATAAAATTATATTATATAATTATTATGAATGAAATATTATATAATCTAGGTTATGAGATTGATTATAAAGATGATAAATTCTATGATGATGTTTACAAGTATTATTATAAAAAAGGATTTACACCTATCATACTTTCTCAAATAACCGAAATATTATCATTATTATTCGGTATAACACTAAGTTTCTTTATATTATTTGGTATAGATTGGTCTAGAATTTTAAAATGTAATAATGATTGTGGTGATATATCATTGTATATAAATTACAGACAACCTGATATTATAAGTTTATTATTATTTTTCACAATATCACTATATACTTTGTATAAAATGTGCGCACATGTTTATAATTTAAGAAATCTAAGGGATGTCAAAAATTATTATACACATGTATTACATATATCTCAAGAAGAATTATATACTATAAAGTGGAAAGTTGTAATTGATAGAATCTCAAAAATAGAAAATTTAACATTATACGAAATCACAAACAAAATTTTAAGAAGAGAAAATTACTTTATTGCTTTATTTGACAAGGAAATTATTAACATACATCCATCATTTTACAGCAAACACTTAGATTCTTGTATTAAACATATAATCATTGAAAATATAGATGATTTGAACATTCAATCATTGAGAAAGAAATTTATCTTATACGGTTTAATAAACTTTGTATTTTCTATACCCATATTAATATTCTACATACTGCATTTTTTTGCTTCTAATATCGACGAGTTTTACTCCAATAAAAATGTCCTAGGACCGAGAAGATATTCAATATATGCTAAGCGTAAATTTAGAAATTATAATGAACTTGAACATTTCTTTGAGGAACGATTAAATAAATCTGTAAAACACTCTTTGGAATACATTAAACATTTCCCTTCACCTTCAACTGAAATATTAGGTAAATTCTTTGGGTTAATATTCGGTACTTTTGTAGGACTGTTTTTAATATTATCTTTGTTAGATGAAGGTATATTATTGCATCTGAAAATATTTGACAGAACTCTATTGTTTTATACTGCAGTTGTTGGCGCTATATCAGCATTTTCTAGAAGTTTAATAAGAACCCCAGAAGAAAGTATATATAATCCTGAATTTGTTATGGAAGAAAAAGTAGTCAAGTACACTAATTACATGCCTACAAGATGGGTCGGTAAATGTAATACTTATAAGGTTAGAAATGAATATATTCAATTGTTTCCATATATAATTGTTCTATTTTTTTATGATTTACTAGGAGTTTTAATAACACCCTATATTTTAATATTTGTATTATCAAAAGAAACTGAAAGTATAGTTAATTTTATTAAAATAAGTAGTTTTGGTTTTAATTGTATTTACTCTCAAAATAAAAAAGAAATCGATGATGAAAAAATGCGTAATTCTATGACATCATTTGACGAGAATCATTCTATGAAGTAAAAAAAATTGATTATTTTATTCAACTTGCTGAAAATTTATCAGCACAAAAATGAACACTAACGAATACGTGAAAATTATCTTAAATGCTTCCTACGGAGGCATGGCAATTGATCAAAAAGTTATGAGTGAGTACAATGAAAGGACAAATAGTAATTTATATCAAGGTTGTTATGAATCTCGTTTTATTCCCGAGTTTATCGAAAGAATTGAGAACGATGAAAACATCAATGGAATATCAGCAGACCTTTACATTGGAACTATTCCAAAAGATGCAATGAAATATAATGCTTGGGATATTGATGAACACGGTGGTCTGGAAACAATCAATATAGACTATTCTAAAATAAAAGTAGAAAAAATGAACGAGTTTTTCGATGTCCTGAACAAAATACTTCATGATGATTCTGTTAATGTATCTCCTGAAATGAGATTCGAATATCTTCGTATGCTTGCTCCAAAGGATGCACTTGAAAATCAAGATTTTGATGCATTATTACAAAATGCTGAGCTACTTCCTGTGTTTTCACCAGCATTTCGCGAAGCAGAGGAAAGTTTTTATAGTAAAATTTAAAAATAATTTTTTTTTATTTTTTTATATAATAAATGTCAAAACTTGATATAAAAGAAGATAATACAGACAAACTACAAGTAAAGGTTTCTCCAGTAAGTAAAGAACCAGCACTTGAAAAAATAGAAGAAGAAATGAATATAGACAAAGATAGTGAATTACTCGAGACAAAATTAAATACTTTTCGTAGAATTCTTACAGATGATAAAAATAACTTTATACAACCTTTTTTATATCAAATAGATATTATAAATAAATTTTTAGAAAAATATAATAATGAAGGAATTACTCAACTTATAGACCGTAATATAGAATTACGAAACTTATTAAACGAATTAAAAAAATTAAAAGACGAAACATGGTTTAACACGTATTTTACAGATAAACAAATTGGTGAACTTTATCCGAAACTTAATGCTGAACTTAATAATGCAATTTTACGGTGTGTATTGTCAACTAAAAATTCTATAACAAATGTACTAGACATAAAACCTGTAGAGTCAAAAAAAACAGCAGATGGTGCAAAAAGTAAGAAAAAACGAAGTAAAAGTAAGAAAAAACGAAGTAAAAGTAGGAAAAAACGAAGTAAAAGTAAGAAAAAACGAAGTACTATATAAGAATTTATAATACAAATTTTGTATTTCATACTATAATAGTATGAAATATAAGTGTTTTTCTTTAGCGTTGACTATGTTTGTGAATTGGATACATTCTTTGTTGCCATTGATTACTGTTGATTTTTCTCATTAGTCTTTCTTGCATTTCTGTTCTAAAATTATTCATGCTATCATTATAATGTTTATCAGCCAACTCGTGTATATTTGAATTGTATTCGTTCCCTTCATTAAGTTGTCCATAACTATCTCCAAATGGTGTTACGTCTATAGCATTTCTCGTGATATAGTTAGGCATTCTTATAGAATTAACATCATCATAATAAAATCTAGGTTGTCCTAGATTTTTGTCGACATATGAACGATATGATGTTCCATAACCTGAAAATCTAGGATCATAAACATTTGATGCATTCACATTCTCGAATGGTTCGATTATTTCATATTTATCTTCTTCAAATTGTTGAGCATGTGTTATTCCCATGTTAGAATTAATGAATTCATTTCTCTCATTTAATTTATAATTACCTGGAGTAATTGTTTCAGTGAAAATATTTTCTTTATATTTATCTTTAAAATAAGGATTGTTTTTGAAATCTGTATTAAATAAAGAATCATCTTGATAATGTTCTTTTTCATAAGGAAATACAAAATTTTCATTAGAAGAATTTTTTGGCGAAGAAATTACTTTCTTCAATTGTTTACGAGGAACGTCATAATTAGTCGGATATTTCGATTTTTTGTATAAATTTTGGACATCATAACCTGAATCTGAATTATATCTATTTTTAGGTTCATTTATTTGAGAATTTGTAACAGTATCGTTTGACCTCCAATAATCAATATCAAATGCAGGCGTTGCTATGACTGGTGGTACAAAAGTTTTTGGATTTGGTCCTCCAACTAATCTATGATTATCTGTTGGTGATTTAAAATTAGGATTATAACTACCATGATTCACATTTAAGACTTCATTATTGACATTATATGATATATTTTCTTTAGGTTTAAAGCTTCCTTCTTTAAAACATCTATAATTTTGTCTTGATGAATATCTACAATCTTGTCCTGGTAAATCATTGTTTACATTGAATGTACTTGGCGGAATATAATTTTCAATAACTGAATTCATTTTAGTTGGTTTGTTATTCATTTTAGTCTTTTCTTTATAATAATAAAGAATAATAATAAATAAACTTAGTATTAAAAATAATAAATTATTTTTTAATTCTAAAAATTCAGTAAAAAGTATAATAATAAATATAAAAATTACTAATCGAGTTATGGTATTCATTTTTTCTTCTATATTCATTTTTTCGTTCGTAATAACATAAGTGTTTTTGAATAAACAATTCATATCATCAAACCAAAATTTAATTTTTTTCATTTAATATATTTAATTATATATTTTTTTTTAAAAATTAAATTTTTCATTTTTCATACAATCAATACATATATTCATTAATTTATAATTAGAACCACGATACTTATTATCATTAAATTTTATAGTCTTTACACAATTATTTTTAGGAATTTCATATTTACATTTCGCACATGTTGACATACCATCGTCATAAACATCGTCATAAACATCGTCGTTGACATCGTCGTTGACATCGTCGTTGACATCGTCGTTGACATCATCTTCATTTTCGTCTTCATTTACTTCTTCAACATCATCTTCATCACCTTCATCTTCTTTATTACCATCTTCTTTATTACTTTCATTTTCGTCGTCGTCATTGTCGTCGTCATTGTCGTCTTCATCTTCGTCATCATCGCTTTCTTCTTTATTTTCACTTATGTAATCTTCTTCAATATCAATTTCTTCTTCTTTCTCAATATTATCTTCATCTTCCTCATAAATTTTATGAACATGGAAAAATAAATTATTTAAAAATTTTAAACTGTATTTTTCTTTATTCATTTCAGATATATCATCTATTATAAGTTTAACCAAATTAAATGTTAAATTTTTGTTTGTCAAACCACCATTCTTTTTAACACTGTTTATTAACAAATATAATTTTGAATTACTTAATATAGGAACATCTGCATTAGAAGTAATGCTTTTATTTAACCCAGAAATTAATTTCTTACTAATATTATCTAGGATATTGCATATTTTTATATCTATAGAAGGATTATCTTCAGTTTCTCTTTCTAAAATACTTAGTTTATTTAATAACAATTCCTTTGATTTTCTCAATCTTTCATTTAATACAATGTAAGTATTAGTATTCTTATTTTCAATTAATTTAATTTTCTGATTAATCTTTTCAATCTCATTTAGAATATCAAATTTTTTCCATTCTTTCTTAATTTTAACATCTCCTGTCTTACCTACATAATTATTTAGATAATTAAAATATTTACTATTCACTAGTTCTTTGATATATACATCTGTTTGTATCATCTCTTTCATTTTTGACACAAAATCTGGAAATAGTAAGAATAAATTTAAGTCAGACATTTTAGATATATTTAATATCAATTCTTTAGGATCATAATAGTCTTTAGTTATAGAATTATATGATATTAACTCATCTAATTTATTTTTAGGTATAGTGTTTAATAGAGAACCTAATTCTTCATTACTGAATAGAAGAAATAAATTTAATAATTGGTCTTGTGTCAAAAAGAACACATGATCCTTATCTTCTTCTTCATCTTTCTTAACATTTTCAATAACTTTATATTGTCCACTTATATTAATATTACTTGGATCATTAAAAAATTCCTTAATATTACTTACAAATTCATCTGACAACTCAGGAAAATAATCAAATTCTTCTTTATAATATACATGATACAATACATCTATGATATTTAGACAATGTTCAGATTCATAATATATATAGTCTTCACTATTATCACTGTCTAAATTACAAACGTTTTTAATTGTTGTAAAATTTAAAGTATAATCATAATCATTATTTGAACTTGGATTATTATATTTCAAATCAATATTTTTATTTAACAACAAATTCTCTCCAAAATTATATAAAAATTTTGTTATTTTATTATTCATGTAAAATTTAACTTCATCAGAATATTTATCTTCATTGAATAGCAATCCAGGTATTTTATCTTCCATTGTTAATTCAATAATTTTTTCGAGTTTGTAATAATTTTTATGCAAACGTTTTATAAATATAGATTCACTTATATTATCAATGTCCAAATAACATATTATATTAGATAGATATATCGCAAATTCTCTATTCGTCAATTTCTCCAAGTTAATATTACTAAATATTAATATAATCTGTTGTATGTCTATATTTAGTTGGATTTTATCAAAAGCGTTTCTTAATAACGTATAACCTATGTTTTTTACATCTTCTGTTAGTATTTCGTCCAATATTTCATTAACTGTAACTGAATTAACCTCAAAAGTTAAGTTCTTTAAAAAATTTTCTTCTTCATTGTATATATTTACATCTTGAATAATAAAATCTTTATTTGTTTTAAATCCCAATTTAACTTTAAGAAGACATATGTTTGGATCATCCTTTTTATAAAATTCAATTACATCATCGTTTTGCTTCTTTAATATATTTCTACATGATTCTAATCTTAAAAATTTAGAATTAATTTTATACCAAGTTTGGTCTCCAATTTCAAAAGTTTTGTTTTTATGGATAAATTCATCAAAATCATCACTATCTACATTTAATATATAAGTATTAATCACAAAATCTTTAATCCACGGTCTGTAAGTAAACAATTTAAAATATTCTTTATTTGTATCAAAATTATGTCCTTGATCATATTTTTCTAGATTATCTATTGATATTTTTTTATTATTTATATATTCATTTACCTTTTTTATCTTACTTACACTGTCTTTTAATAGTTCCTGTTCATTATAAGACCTCATGTTTTCTGAGTTATTCAAGAAATTTAAGTAAAAATCAGATAATGTATAGTCATATTGATTTAAATATGATGTTATTAATTCGAATAAGTACTCGGATGGTATTGAAGTTATAATTTCATTTAATAACGACGAATATATATTCTTAGTAACTTTTTTTATTACTGTATTTTTAACTATTATGTCTGCAATCCTTGGTTCATATACAAATTCCTGCTTAATTATAAGAAGTAATTTTTGTATATCATTATCAGCTTCTTCAATACATTTTTGCAATTTCTTTCTTAACTCTAAATGATATCTTAATCGATTTATATTAAAATATATGTCAACGTATTCTTCATAAAACAAATCAAAATTTTTGTCTTGATTTATAAAGTCTTTGACAAGTATAAAAAAGTTTGAATTTTTATATATATTCTTAAAGATATTATATATTTTTTTATTATAATTATTTTTAAAAAACTTATCCATTTCTTTAAAAAAATTCTTTTTCTTGTGATTTATAACATGAATCTTATACATTAGATCATCTTTGGATTCGTAATTACAATCTTTAACACATTGTTCATTATTATCAAACATTTTCATATTTTTCATTAACTCATCCTTTAATTCTTCATTATACTCATCGCTTATATTATTACTTTTATTTAGTTCAATTGAAACCAATTGTTTATCTCCTTCGTATATCTTAGCAAATTTATAATAAAAATTCGTAAATTTATGTTTATAAATGGTACTGTTTTTATACCAATACATTAAAATTTTTATTTCTTCATCTTTATAACATTTTTTAATCTCATCAAATATTTTAGATATATATAAGTTAGCGTGTTTATATACAAAATTATTTATATTATCTTTTAATATATATATATCTTCATCATATAGATTATCAATTTCATTATTTATTTTTTCTGTAAGTTGATAATTATTTGTAATCATATTTGATTCAGACATAGTATCATATATAAATTCTTGTTGTTTTTCTTTATTTTTACTTTCAAAATTCTTTGTGTTTTCATAATATTTATCTTCATTCTCTCCTGTTGTCTTATCTTCATAATCTTTTTTCAATTGCTCAACTTCTTTCATATGTTCTGGATTATCATCAACTTTATCTTTATCTGTTTTAAAAAATGGAACACCAGTTTTAACATCATAATCAATTCCTGATGGTATTTTATATTTTTTTTTATCTACATTTTTGTCTTGTTTCTTATTTTTCATATGTTCAAGATATTGACCCCTCATTTTTTTAATTTCTTCTATTTTACTAGAACGTTCATCAAAAGGTAGTAATTTCAGCTCTATATTTTTCTTATTGTAATTAAAGACTATATCATCTTTTAAATAATTCTTATAAAAATCTTTTATATCTAATTTACTTAATTTATTGTTATTATCTATAAACATTCTTATTATTATTTCAAAATCAGCATGTTCGAGAATATATATTAAAATATGTCTCAATTCTTCATATTCAGATGATGATAAGTATTTCTTAATAAAACTTTCTATATTCTCTTTACCTTCATTAAAATTATTATCAACTATATTTTTAAATAATTTTAAAATTTCTAAATTCGTTACTTGTACATTAGAAGTTTCAGATGTCTCAAATAAATCAGAAAAATCAGATGGTTCATTTATCATTTTTTATTATACCTAATTTAATTTTTAAACAAAAAAATAAAATTGACAAAAAAATATATTTTAAAAAAAAACTATTAATGCATTCTATTCCTTGTGAGTTATTAAATTTAATTGTGTCTTATTTGGACAATAATTCAAGCTATAATATATTTTTAACTTGTAAATATATTAATAGGACTTTGAAAAATTACGGGTTTGTGAAATCATTATATATTAATAAGAACTTTATTGACAATGATGATATATTTATATTTGTAAAAAGATTTTATTCTCATATTAACACTATTAAAACTATATCAATGTCATTTGTGTCCGATCCGCAATTTTGGATTCCTCGTTGGTGTAATACTATGTATTTTAAAAAATGTAATTTCACTTCTTTGATTGATCCTAAAAACGCTGTAAATACTGAACATCTATGGATCGAATCAACTTATTCAAAAATTATAATAAATTTGAAAAAATTCCCAGAACTTAAAACTTTACATGTTGATGCTTTCGACTTTAATGATCTAGATACTATAAAGTTTTGCAAGAAATTGTCGCATATCAATATTGTTCGGAGTTTAGTCTAATTCGCATAATGATTTTCGCATATTCTGCAATAATTCTTGAATTGAACTACTCGTATTATTATTTTTAAATTCTAATAATAATCCAGAAATACAATTTATTCTATCTAAAAGTAATTTAGTCTTATAGTTATTTTCTATAAATTTACAAAACTCAATCTGCTTTTTTTCAGTATTGTCAAATTGTAGTATATTTTTATTATTCTTAATACACCACATGAAAAAATTTTCAAAATCATTTAATATAACTGCATTCAATATATAATATGATAATACACTTGTATTTTCATAATACATTTCTTTCTTATCTGTCCTTTTATTATACAAGTCTGTATATGTCAACCCTTTATACTCTAATATCTTTATTACTTGTAAGAAACAATGAGTCCGTTCTAAATTCATCAATTTCTTTACATTACGAATATAATTATCAAACCTATTTGTATATTGTGTGAAATAACTACATAATACAACATTAATTATTTTTGCCCATGCATCTGTATATGCCTCATACAATTTGACATCTGATTTTATCGGAAATATTTCCAATATTTTCTCTCTTGTGATTTTATTATTCATAAACGAAAAATCAAGTCCTAAATTATGGATACTCTCATGTATAAAAACTTTAAACCATTCTTCTCTTCTATATATAACTATACTTGAAGTAGGTTGACAAGACATTGTATATCCTGTATTTACATGTATCTTATTTATTAGTTCATTGTTCTTTGGTAAACATTTTAACAAATCTGTTAAATAGATATATATATTTAGTTTTTTTGAACACGAACTATTAGTAATATAATTTGATATTACATGCAACCATATAAGAATCTTATATAAACTATTTTTTATATTTTCTCTTGGGTTAGTGTATATAAAAAATATTTTAACTTGTCTCCCTATAATATTACATTCAAAAGTATACGAATAATCTGATACTTCATGTATGTGATTTTGTATGTCTTTTAATATATAATTGTAATCGGATGGTTTTGGTATTTCATTTACTTCATCGATATTATTGTATTCCCCAGAATCTAAGTCATAATTTTGTTGAATAAATTTTTCTGCATCTTTCAACTGAGTATAAAAATTACTAAAAATATTTGTTGTTTCAATGTTTTTAAAGTATTTTATGTTTTCAAAACAATTACTATTATCAATTAAAGTCATTAAATCTTTACTCCTTTTTGTAAACTTGTATTTCATTTTTTATTTTAATATATATTTTAAAATAAAAAATATTTCATAAATAATTAATGCCTAACATATTAGAAGAAATTAGAAATATTATCGTTCAAATTCAACCGCATTATTCAAGACTAAATTCACAATATTCAAAAGCGTACTTACAAGGTTCTGAATGGTATGTTGGTGATGATTTAGTGTTCTGGTGGGATCGTTGCAACAATATAGGCTACTATTCTTATAATATGAAGAAATTATTGTATATTCTATACATCATTCAAAAAGAACTTAAGAATAAAAAAGAACTAATAAATTAAAATGAAATTAAAATATTGTTTAGTTGCATGTGATTTAAACGATACTTATTTACAATATTACCCTTTTGTAAAAAAATATTGGAAAGATATTGTAAACATTGATACTATACTCATTTTAATATCTGAACATATTCCAGATTCACTTTTGCGATATAAAGACGATATTATACTCTATAAACCTATTGAAAATATACCAACTGCTTTCCAGGCTCAATGTATACGTGTGTTATATCCTTGTCTTATTGAAACTGAAGAGACAATAATTATATCTGATATGGATTTAATACCTTTGAACAAAATGTACTATGTAGATAATATAGCATTGTATAATAATAGTTTTATCGTGTATAGAAATGTGTTGTCTGAATATAAACAATATCCTATATGTTTTTGTTGCGCGTCGCCATATACATGGAGAGAGATATTTAATATTCATACTATAGAAGATATTACAAATACTTTGACGAAATGGTACAGAGACATTAATGATTATCAAATATCTTCTCCATATTCTATCGGATGGGCGTGTGATCAATTAAAATTATACGAATATGTTAATAAATGGGATAAAAGTATTATTAAATTATCAGACGATATTACTGGATTTTGCAGATTAGACAGGTTAGATATTCATCACGTTCAGAATAATATGAACTTTTATAAGAAACGAATGAACGAAGGTTATTATAGTGATTTTCATTTACCACGTGATTTTGTGTTTTTGAAAATGTTTTTAACTTCTGACTGAATGCACAGATACATTTTTTTTAACATATGGATTCTGTCTCGGGTTTGGTTTTACTGGAGTATTAGGTATTGTCGTGATTCTAGTAATATTCCACAATTCACTAGTTAAACTATTATCTAATAAATAGTTATATGGTAAATAAAAATAACCTTTATCTCCCCAATTCGGTCCCCATGAATTTCGCATTATCCAATAATTTGTTGTGTCATCATAACCTACACAAGCAATAGCATGTCCTCCTAAGAATTGTTCTCGTCTTTTGTTAGGCATTGGAACTTTACCTGTTTTTTCAACAGTTGCACTTTCAAACGATTCATATACAGCAATACCTACTGCAAATGGAAATCCAGATGCTAAACATGTTTTCATATCTGTAAGTGTATTTCTTATATTTTTGCAATCAAGTGCTTTATGTGATAATGCTTCTGTATAACATAATTTAGGTGGCTCTATAGTAAATTGAGAAATATTATAAGGCCACGTTATTTCGCTACATACACCGTACGTTTTTAATGATTTAATACCATCTGATATATATGCTCCTGAATCTTCGGGAATAGTGTTTTCAATTTTTCTTTCATTGTAATACACAAATAATCTAGATGGGATAAACGTTTTTTTTTCATTGTAATCAAATAGCGCACATAATGCATTTGCTGTGCATGATCCTAGATCTCCTTGGTCTTGTATCACAGGCATCTGTGAACGTAAGTCTACTTTCTTTGGTAAACTAGCAACTGGTTTTAACGATTTGTAGATTAATTGTTCTTCAGGTACTCTATCAAGTTTTAAATTGTATTTTCTGCTCATTTTTTTATTATATACAATATAATAAAAAATCACATCTTATTTATTTGTTCCAAATACTTTATCCCATAAAATAAATCTCTTTGAATAATTGCAATTATTCAATGTATGATGTAAATCATGATCTTCAACTTTCATATGAATGTTAAAGAATCGCGGCAACCATATAAACTGGATGAATGAATTAGATTTAATTATTCTTCCACTATGTCCACTTATTTCTAATAATGTTTTATATTGGTGCATTAATTCATATTGAAAAGAACTAATATGAAAAGGAAATATATATAATGTTAGAAACGTTGGTACAGAATTCGTTAAAATATAGTCAATTGGATGCATATAAAAAGTTAGGATTGATATTGGGTACATCCATGTATGATGTGTTTTGTGGAAATTCTTATACATATATGGGTTTTTATGTAGATAATAATGAGAACAATAATGAAAGAAATCGAATATAATTTCATATGAAAATGAAATGTATAGAAAGTTAATAAAATCAGATAATATAATTTTAGAATTGTAGTCAGTTAAAAAATACTTTTTAACAATAACCTGAGTTATTGAATCAACCATTGTCGTACTACATACATACAAATCAAATTCTTTATAAAATCTCTCTTTTGGTGTGTTTCTTTTCTCACTCATTATTTTATCCTTGTTTATATTTCTAGATTCAATCAAGTCAAGAAATAAATAATTTGTTGTTAATGAAAAGGCAAATTGAATTAGTAAATCGGAAATAAAATCATTTGTTGGATGAGAAGTAAAAGTATAATGAAATAATGATGTTGTAATCATTATAGAATTCATAATAATGAAATTTTTTATTGAACTAAACGAAATCATATAATTATATTTATTAAATATAATTATAAATTATAAATGGATAAATTTATTAATAGTTTTGATAATATTTCTTCACTAGGTCATAATTGTTACCCGAAATTGTATTTTAATTTTAAGAAAATCAACCAAGAAACACAGTTTTTTGATTATATAGGAACTTCTGTTTGGTCGATCATAGAATTATTAGAAAATGATTTTGAAGGTATGTTTAATAAAGATAATTATAAAATTATGAATATAATGAAAGATGGTGATAATAAGTATCTTGTTGTAAATGAAAAATATTTTATAAGATGTAAGCATGAGTTTAAGAAAACTTTACTCAATCAAAATTTAGATAAGGAAGAGTTAAATATTTTTATTGATAAGATGAAAAGGAGAAAAGAAAAATTTATGAACATGCTTTCAAATAATAAAAGTCTTATTTTTATAAGATACGAAGAAGACCATACGAATCGACATGTATTAAAAGATTATGAACGAAAATTAGAAACTCCTTATATTGATAATCTTAAAATTTTATCGAACATGTTTAGAAAAATTAATCCAATGAAAAAAATTATTATTATGGACATATCACATCTCAATGATAAAACCGAGTATATAGAAGAATATGGTATAATCAAAATTAAAATGAAGAAAAGAATCGAATGTTGGTCTCAAGCATCTATCGAAATTGAAAATACTTTTTTAAATGAAACAAAATTTTTCCAAAATCTTTGTTTAAGCATTCCTTATAGTTAATTCAACATTGTTTATTTTTATATTTATACTTTTTACAAGTTTTGAATTACTTATAGATGTTCCTACTCCTATAGCAACATCTCCTGATGGAATTGTTATTTTTGATACTGTATTTAGTCTTTCAAATGCTTTATCACATGTTCTTGCATACGCTGGAGTAAGAAAAGCTGGAAAACAACAGTTTTTAATATCAGATTTTTTAAGAATACTTTCTGTATCTAGAATAAATGCTATATTTTTATGAGATTCTATATATTTATTCATTGGTAATATGTATTTTACTTTTATCCACCCGGATTTTATTTTAATTGAACGGTCAAATGCCCACAAATGAGGAAAGTTTATTATGTCTTTATCCAATGTTGTCTTTGCAATATAAATAGGATGCATATCAGAAGAATTATTAATATATACATTAGAATTTGGATTGTTTTCAAAATATTTGTAAAGTTCGTCAATTGTAGTATTATTTACATTTATACATCTAGATGCAAATGATCCTTGTGGTTTTGTTGTTTTCATACCATTAAAAAGACTCATAGTACCATTCAAACAAATACAATGTGGTAATTTTGAGACTTCTGTGTGTGTCATTATTGTATTTTCAAAATCTCCTAAATGTTTCATTGCATTATTAATATTTCCATTTGAAAGAATTGCATCAGAATCACGTCTTCTGTAATTCAAAGGGTTTAGTCTATCTTTAATTAAAGTAGTCATTTCTTCTTCTGAACGCGCATTTTGTAAAAGAGAAAGAATATTTGCATTGGCTTGGTGAAATTTTGTAACAACTGCCCCATATATAGTTTTTTCAATTCCTGCATCAATTAAAGCTTTTACAAATAAGTTTACATTATTATTACTTTTTGAATAACCTTCCATAATAGAAATTAACCATTTAGCTGTTTGTATAAATGTTTCACCATATGTAGCATTTGAACAACATTTTATAAAGCATTCTAAAGATTTTATAACTTCTTTTGAATTATTATCATTACATAAAAGTAAATTTTTAATGAGATTTTCAAGAAGGTTATCTTTTATATAAATATATATAGCAGATTGAATGACTTTTGGATTTTTAATTTTATTTGTATAATTTGAAGAAAAAAATATATGAGGAAAACCTCCAATATTTTTTTCACATTTAAAAAGTAATTTAGTGTCTAAAATTTTAGGAACTATTGTACCTGTGCAAAACTTATTAATTACTTCTATTTGTTCTTCACGTTTAAAAAATTGAAGCAATATTGGACCTTTTTTGTCAGCAATTTTGATAAACTTTATAATTCTTTGGATACAAAATTTACAATTATGCACTTCACTGTTAAACAAAATTCGTATATCTTCTTCATTTACTAAAGAACTATAACTATATTCATGTAAGTAAAAAACACCATTATATTCATAAGGAGATAATGATAAAGAATTAATCTTTTCATCAAAAACTTTTATTTCTTCTTCTAAAGTAGACATTTTATAATGTAATGATAAACAATTATAAAATTCAATTTTATTATTAGATTCCACTTTAGTTATTAAAGGGGGATCTAAAAGCCTTATGTGGGGATTGAACCCACGACCACCGACTAACTTCTTTTAATTAAATAAAAATAAAAGGTCGGCGCTCTACCATACTGAGCTAATAAGGCATTTTCGACAAATTGTCATCTCCAATTATATAATATCTTGTCTTTAAGTCAATTTTGAGATGTCCTAATTATGAAGAAAAAATAAATAAAGTTTTAAAAAAATAAATAAAGTTTTAAAACTTTTTAAAAAATTTAAAAACTTTTAATTTTTTTTATAAATTTAAAATAAATTCCAACACACACAATAATTGTGTTGAAAAAAATTTAACTTGTAATTCAGGTTCTTAAAAAACAACAAAAACACAAGTTGATTTTGTGGTTCAAAAAATC